TTAGGGCGCGGAGGCTGGCTTGCCAGCCTGGGGGGCCCGGTTTGCGTCCGCCATCGGCTCAGCCTCTTTGACGCCCGTCGCGTCGCCCGACGGCGGCTTGATGGCGGCGCCAAGCATTTCCAGTACTTTGGCCAGGCCGGCCGGCATGGTCTTGTCGTGGCGTCCCGGTTCAATACGGTGCTTGCTCGATGGCGTCTGCTCTTTCATGTTCACATCCTTGGAATGGGGGCACTGCGAAGAGGGTGGCGCACGCTGAACCTCAAGCGACAAAAAACCCCGATAGCTTTGAGCTGACGGGGCTTTTGAGTCTTCATGACGCGTCATGAAATGGTGTTGTGGTGGAGGCGGCGGGAATCGAACCCGCGTAAAGCCTTGCAAATTAAAGGCAGGATTTGAATTGCTGACCAAATACAGACCGCTGGCCATTTTTATTCCTCTTCACCACTTCCCGGTTCCTTACAAAACATGGCGACTGCTCTACTGCCAGCATCGTCGACTTCGGAGGGTATCCAGCGTCCATACGTCTTCCTGATCATGCCCCAGTCAGCGTGCCCCATCTGTTTTGCAACCCACATCGGATGCTCGCCGGCGGACAACATCATGGATGCGTAGGTGTGGCGAGTTTGATAGGGGTAGCGGTAACGAACATGGGCGAGCTTCAGAACATGAGTCCACATCGTTTTGCGGATTGGCTGGTCTCCGGTCCAGCGTTCTCCCGTGTTCGGGTTCTGGAAAATCTCCGCCCATTGTTGATAGGTGAATTGCTTTTGATCTATCAGCGCCGATAGAGCAGGGGCGAGAAGCTTCACCTCCCTTCGTCCCGCCCTGGTCTTTGTGTCCTCAGCTTCCCCGGACTTTTGGGTTATGGCCTTATTGACCTTGATAACCTTTCTTGTCCAGTCGACATCAGACCAATCAAGCGCAACTATTTCAGATGTGCGCAGACCAGTCCAGAAAGCAAACTGAATGAAATTTCGGGCTTGCCCTTCGCATGCTTGCAAGATGCGGTTTTGTTCTTCTGAGGTGAACGGATCGATATCATCGCTTAATTTCGGTGGCTCGACCTTTCGGTAAGTCCAATCTGCAATTGGATTGGAACTTATTAAGCCCTCCTCAAGTGCATCGGTTAATGCGGCCCGTAAAACAGATTGAATATTGGCAAGGGTTTTATTCTTGCAGGCGATGTTGGAGAATTTATCCCTCAGAGAACTTCGAGAAACATCGGCCAATGAATCATTGCCGAGGGTGGCAATTAAGTGGCCGTAAATTATTTTCCGATATCCATTTATTGTGCTTGACTTAATAGTCAATGATTTCTTTTCTAGCCAGATAACTAAATAGTCGCTCGCCAACATTTTGCCAGAAGTCGCTCTCGCCAATGTTGAGGCTCGTTTCGAATTCGGAAATGTCGTTGCGTAATCAAAAGTACCTTGCTCAATTGCAATCAAAACGGCGGCCCGGTGTTGGGCCGCGCGTTTCATATTAGCGGGGGTGGGCTGTAGCTTGATCCGCTCCCTGCAGCGCTCTCCCGCATAGTAGAAATCGATTTCGATCGTTGAGGCCGAAGCGGCCCGAACGCCGTCGTACTCCCGTTCTGTACCCATTCCTGATAACCCTCCGTATCAATCAGCACCCGATCATCAGGCGCCTTCCTCCAAACGACACCTTCCTTCCAAATGCCGTCCCGGATTTTGGTTCTGATGGCAACCGGCGTATATCCGGTCTGCTCTGCAAACCTTTCGATGGTGACGAACCTATACATGGTTGCCCTCAAAATAAAAAAGACCGCCGAAGCAGTCTCAAAATTAGTCAAATACTAGTTTCCAGTTGGCGCTAAACCACAGTGCCAACCGTAGGTGGAAGAACGGGGCCGACAAACTCCCAGTCCTTCATCCCGTAGCGGATGCCTTCCAAGTTGCTGACATCGATCAGCGCCCACTTCATCGGCGGGCCGCAGCGTGCCCAATAGCGATTACCGGGCTTCAGCTGGTCAACGCCCAGGATGTTTTGCTGCCGCAGCTGCGCGATGTAGTGGGCAACGGCCGCGGCGTCTTGCCCCTCCGGCCAGCGGACTCCGCCGACGGTCATCTGGAGGAGGGTCTGGATATCGCGCTCAAGCTGCGCCGCGCGCGCGTTAGCGGCCAGCAACTCGTCGCGGATCTCGTTGACCAACTGCAGATGGAAGGGCGTGGTAGGGACCGACTCGGCAACTGCGGAGCGAATGGTCTGGAGGAGGGCAAGGCGGGTGCCCTGGACGCCGGCGCCGGACAACGCGAGCCCGTGCTCGCCGGCAAGCTGGATAACACGTTGATCGGGGATCATCGTCACCTCAAAATTAAGGCCGCTCGGTGGCGGCCTGGGTGGACATCGCGGCGTCGATGGCCGCGTCGAACTCGTCTTCAGTTGGCTCCGTCACCCCGCGCTCAGCGTGGACTTGTCGGACCAGGTTCTTGATTGCCATCTCAATAGGCCCGCGGTTGCCTTTCGGGTCCACGTTGATCAGCGCATGGCGCAGGGCGGCGTACCGCTCAGCGTCGCGATGCAACCTATTGAAGGTCTGGATCAAAGCAAAACAAAGATCCAGCGTGGTGCTAAGGGTCTCTTTATTGTCGTCCCACTCGGCGATGATTGCGGCCAATTCGGTGGCCTGGCCGTCGATGTGGCAGGCCATGGTCAGCGCAAGCTGTTGCAGTTCCTCGAAATGCCTATCTGGGTCGTGGACGAGGTCATTCACCACAGCGAAAGCTCTGCCGTTGGTGGCCTCGGTAGCCAGTTGTTCCTTTGTGATCATTGCCATCCTTTCTCGTCAGCTCGCGTTAATCGCGCCGCCGAATTCGCCTAAGACTTTCGCCGAAGCCTTCATCTCGTCCAGGATCAGCGCGGCGTGCCCGTGGTCAACGGCGTAAATCCAGGTGACAAACTTACCGTCAGCCGTCCCGAACTCGACGCCAAACAGCTTCCACTGCACGCCATTGACCATGACGGCCGGCTGCAAGATAACGGGTTTCATGCCTCGCCCCCTTTCATCGCCGCCAGCACCCGCTCCACCTCGGACCCGGTGATGATGATCGACCGTGGCGGCTGCAATGCCTCGCGCAGCGCGGCAAGTTCGTAACGTATCGCCGCCAGCTCGCCGGCCTGTTGCATCTCTGCCGGCGGGAAACCTGCGAATGCCGTTTCGGGAAGGTCGAGCAGCTTGTGTCCTTGCCGTGCTGTTCCGTTGTTCAGGCTCATGCCTCGCCCCCTTTCACTGCTGCGCTCGCAAATCCAGCGCGCCACCATTCCGCCGTGACGCCGTTGGACCAGGGGCAATCGTTGATGCTACCGCCGCTGAGCGCGTGCCTCCGGCCGGCGGCAGCTACTTTGGATTGCAGGGTGTCATAGCCGGTGTCGAACTCAACCGGTGGAAGCCGCGTCACGACCTTATCACCGAGTTTGATCTTCATGCCTCGCCGCCTTCCTGCGGTCCGGCCGCCAGCGAATCGTCGGCCATCTCAAACACGCCAAAGCCTTCTGCCTGGAGCGAGGCCAGGAGAGAAAGCCCACGGTCTATATGGTCGCCACCCGCAGAGACGTTGGCGGCCGCGCGGCCAAGCCTCCACGCCGCCACGTTATGCGGCTGATCAGCATACGTGTAGGCGCGCTTTTCCTGCGGGTCGTCATACACCTTGCCGAATATCCCGAGCTTGCGGACTTGTATCGCCCCACCAGCCACCGGCGCGGCATAGAGCTGCATTCCTTCCCTCAGCAGCAGGCGCTGCGCCGGCGTGCAGGCGATGGCCACTTCTTCGTCGCTGGCCTCGGCGATATGGCAGGCTGGCTCGCCTGGCGCCGGCAAGCCTTGGATACCCGTCTCGCCGGCGGCGCGGATCGCGGCCTGCAGTTCAGCCGCCAATTCTTTGTGCCCGGCCTTGGCCGCCTGCGCCGACAAGAAATCAATGAACATGACGCCGCGACCGCTGCCCGGCACGGGCGGCTCGTCTTGAACCTGTAAGGAATCCTTACCGGTTGCCGGCGTGGCGCCGGCCTCTTGGAACAGCACAGCATCGGGGTGATCGTGCGCGCACTCGATCCACGGGCCGAACTCACTGGCTTGACGGAACCAAGCGCGCTTGCCTGGACTACCCGGCGCCCGCTGTTCGACCTGGGCCGGCACCGGCGCGGCGGCGATCAGGTCTTCGGCACGATCAATGTTGCGAGCGCATTGTCCGCACGAAGACCAGTAGTCCGGCTTTTCAGGCTCTTGTTTAGATACGCATTCGATAAACTCACGCCACTCCTCCGGCACGGCCGCCAGCTGGGCGATGGCGGGCTGATGGTTTACATAGCCGCTGTGCTGACTCCCGTCGTAATCCAGAATGCTGGGCTCAATTTCCAACTCGCCGATCAGATAGCGAACGCGGTCTGCCTCGTAACGAACGCGGCCCGGATACTCAGACCGTTCAAGTGTGAAGCCTTCCGACAAGCAGCCATCTTTGCGATGAAGAATCGCCGTCCAGTTGGCCTTGCCATTCGATTCCGGCATGCTTCCATACCATACTGTCAGTGCTGCAGACGACTCTGGCTGTGCGACCTTGTCTGCCAGGCGCGCGGCGGCTGCGATGGCGGCGTTGGCCTTAACGGCGGGCAGCCCCATGAATTCCTGATATGCATCCCGCAGTTCTTTCAGCGCCTCCAGCAGCTGCTTTTCCAGTTCAGTCATGTTGCTTCTCCTCACGGTTGAGAAGGCCGCGCAGCGCCCACTCCGCTTTGCCGGCTGGGCCGAGGGTGTGGCCTGGCTTGTCGTCCGGCAGGGCTTCCAAAGCCTCCAGCGCATTGCACACCTCGTCGAAATTGTCGGAGTCGATCAGATGAACACGGCCTTCATCACCTTGCCGTTCTTCGCTGTCGTCCATGGCGATAGAGACGGCCTGCGCCAGTGCAATAAGGCCACGCGCTGCAGCAGCAGCCAATTCTTCCGAATTTACCCAGCGGGTGTGCCGCCACGCCACCGGCTCGCCGGCCGGCTTCGAGCGGGCTGCCTCTGCCAGGTCATCGCACAGCATCAGCAAGTGAGCGCCGGTCAGCGGAGCATCTGCGCCGCAGATGTCGGCCTTGACCGCGGCGTCACGGATGGCCTTGGCCAAAACGGAGAGTTCGTGTTTGGCGGTTTGCAACTCCTCCGCGAGGTGGTCAGCATCATGCAACGGTTGGCGATAGCCCTCGATCAACGCCTTGATAACGTCATCGATGTCGCGCGTATGAAAAACGCGGAAGCACTCGCCCATGTGGTTCCGAATCCGCCCAGCGAGGTAGGGGATATGTTCAAACGCGGTGTTCTGCGGCGTGGCGCCAGCGTGGGTGAGACATTCCTCGCCAGCAGGCAATGGCGGGGGAATGTTGACCTGCTCCTGGCCGTCTGCCACGTCTAAACGCTTGCCGTCGGCAGGGCCGCCGATGAAGAGAGATTTCATGGTGTAGTTCCTATGGCGTTACCGTCGATATGGTCAGTGGAGCGCGACAACTAGGCGCGGGCGGCCTCTGCCAACACCGACGGATCGGCGCCGCGCTGGTGCAGCATCATCGCTAAATTGGCCACGTCCTCGAAGTTGCCGGCGTTGTCTTTGCTGATGTGGCCGACGAGCAGTTGCGCCAGGAACTCGACAGAGCATTTCGCCGGGTCGTCCCAGCCGCTGCGGCCCTTGGCGCGCGCGTCCGCGAGCTTGGCCTTCATCGCCAAGGCGAAACGGTCGACTGCAACGTCGTCCGGGTGCAGGCTTGCAGTGCCGGCGAGAATGGCGTTGAAAGCCTCGGCGGCGTCAACCTCGTCCGGCTCACTCGCGCCGCATACAGCGCAGAAGTATTCGCCGTCGCCGAAGAGAGGGTCTTCAACCAGGCGGCATTCTTCGGAACTGCCCAGCCAGCCGCACTTACTGCACAGGCACAAGAAATAACGCCCCGTCACCGGCTTGGTGCCAATGGCGCGCGCGGCGTCGATCAGGTTCTGTTGCATTGTCACGCCTCCATCACTTGCAGTATTTTTCAACCAGCCGCTGGTCTTGCTCTACGCCAGAGCGGTGGGCCATGTCTTTCAGGAACGAGGGGTCAGCAGCTGTGGCGATCTCGACGCCAAGCTTGGTCTCTCCTTTGACGTCTATGATGGCCAGGGCCATCATCACGCCGCTGAAGAAACCCCGGTCGTTTTGGGTCGGTCTTTTCATCACGCCTCCACTTTCTTGAACGAAATTCGCCACACATACGGGTTTGCATCCCAGCTGCCAGCGCCGTTGAGCTTCTCCCATAGCTGCTCGAACCACCCACGGGCAGTGCCGTTTGGGTGATCTACCGGGCCGCCCTCTGCCACAGCATCCGCCTCGCTGATGTCCTGCAACCGCTCAACACGGACGTCGGTTATCTCCAGAACCAAACGGCATGCCGCCCGCGGCATGTGGATTGATGGATGCCACAGCGAACGAGGCTCGCCGCCGCCATCGTCGTCGTCCGACCATTCATTCGGACCATCGGCGGCATAGATGACGTGGCCGGAGTAGTAGCCATTGCCGAATGGCATCTCGCGGATTGCCGTGGCCGGCCGGTTCGGGGTCCACTTAACCCTATTGCCGTGCCTGTCCCACGAGTGGCTGATGACGCCCCACGTCTCCCGCACCCAAATCCGGTCGCCGGGCTGGCCGTAGGGGCAGATGATGGGGCGGCCATGTTCGTCTTCCCAGCCGGCGCGACCGTCAACGACTATCGGATTCCAGCGGACAAGCGCCGGCGCCCCCTCAACTATCCGACGGGTCTGGGTCTTGGTGCCGGCCAGCAACGCGCGGATCATCTCGCCGCTGAACAAAATCGGGCGTTCTTTCATGCTCACTCCCAATAAGTAAGGGCCGCGTGTGCGACCCATCGAATTACCATCCGGCCATCTCGATAGCCGGTGTGTATCCAGCAGCCGGTCATGCGGCAATCCTCCGGCGTTGTTTCATTTCGGCCTGGCTCCAGGCCATCAGGTCGCGGCAGTTGGCTGCGATCAGCGCAGCGGCCGGCTTCGGTGGGACGCTGTTACCAACCATGCGCACCTGGGCCGATTTGCTAAATGGGCGCCCGTCGTGGCCTCGGTCGATGATGTAATCCGGCGGGAATGACTGGCAGCCGTACAGTTCAGGCGGCTTAAGCATTCGTAGCTTGATATCGACGATTACCCAAGGCTCGCCCTTGATCCATACCGTCACCAGCGCCAGGCGGTCACGTGTGGTGGCGGTGGGCATTGGCTGGTCAAGTCCGCTGGCACTGTCCCTGGTGCCGTAGTAGCTGATAAGGAATGCCGCGACGCGCAGCGCGCCAGCTTCGTCCTCTTGGCTCAGCGCATAGGACACAAGTGCGTGATGCTCTGCGCCGGCGGTCGCGGTCGGCATTGGCTCGCTCATTTCGCGGCCAACGCAATTGCGGCGCAGGGTTGCGAGGTGGGCGGATACCAATTGCTGTTGGCTGCCGGTGGTCGTGATCGTCGTGGCTGGGGCGTTCAGGCTACGGCCCACGGTTTCATTGAAGCCGCCGTTCGCCTGCATCATGTAAGCGGTAGCGACGTGGCGATGGTTCTCCTTCAAAATGGTGCCGAGCGGCTGGTCAAGGGCCACCGGTTTGGCGCTGTAGCTTGGCCCGCCAGCCCCCACGATGATGGCGGAGGCCAGGCCGTGTTTGCCTCCGCCAGCAACGACGGTGCCAAGCGGCTTCTCTATGTCGAGGGCGCGCGGCTGTTGGCCTGTCCGTTCGCCGTATCCCATCTGAACTAAAGTAGCCGCCGCCAATGCTTGGCCGCCGCAGCCGCTGGCGGTGATCGTGTTTAGCGGCTGCTCAATGTCGCGCACGCCGCTGCCCCATCGTTGCGCGCGGCCCGGCTGGCCGTCGCCATAGGCGGCTTGCACCAAGGTCGCCGCTGCCAGTAGTTGGTTGCCTGCTGTAGTGATGGTAGGGGCGGGAGTGTTAGCGCTTTTCGGAGGGTTGCCGGTCGTGTTGGGCACAATGACGGCTGACGCCAGGGCGATTTCGCTGCGATTGGCGGCTGTGATTGTTGGGATCGGCCGCGCCGGATCGTAAACGCGGTCGCCGCCCTGGTGGGTCAGCGGTACGAGCGCCGGGCTGGCCACCGCCATGCTCCCTCCTCGCGGCCATGCCGTAATCGTGCGCAGCGGGTCAGCGGTGGACTGCACGCCGTTGCGGTTGGACCAGTTCGCCAACTCCACGATGAACGGGGCCGCGCTATCTATTACGAACTTTTTCATGCCCTTCGCGATGCGCCGCATTGTTGCATCGGCCAGCGGCTTTTTGCGGTCGAAAATCGACTGCCCCAAGTCGGTGAAATCAATGTGGTCAGCGGCGGGCCGCCACTTTTTTTGACCCGGCGCTGGCTTTTCGTGGTGGGTTGGCTCCGGCCAGATAATCGGCCGTCCATCACGGCGGGCGAACAGGTAGAGCCGTTCGCGGGTCGTCGCGGCGCCGTAATCGGCAGCCACCAGCGTCCGGTGCTCCACCTCGTAGCCCAGCTTGCGCAGCACGCTCAGGAACCGGCGCCAGGTGCGGCCAATGTGGCGCGGGTCTGGCACGAGGAACTGCTCTTGCACCGGAACGCGCTCGCCAGGCTCTGCCACGCTGCCGTCCAGCTTCACCACGCGACCGGTCTTCTTGCAGCGCTTGGCGATCAGCGGCCCCCATTGGCGCATCTGCTTCACGTTTTCCATGCTGATGCTGCGCGGCTTGACCTGGCCGGCCCAGCGCGGAATCACCCAGCCCAGCGAGCGAATGGCTTTGTCCCGCGGCTGGCCGCCAACGGCTTGGCTGAAGTGGGTGCAATCCGGCGAGCCGTGCAGATGGCCAACAGGCCGGCCGTTCGTTACCTCGCGCGGGCATACTTCGAACACGTCGGCGCAATAGTGGTGGGTCTGCGGGTGGTTCGCCATGTGCATGCTGATGGCGTCCATATCGTGATTGATGGCGATATCGACATGGCGCCCGAGCGCGCTTTCAATCGCTGACGACATGCCGCCGCCGCCGGCGAACAGGTCAACGATGATTTCGTCAGTGGTGAGCAGGGAGAACTGGTTGCGGATCATGCTGCATCCTTTTGGTTTTCAAAATCGAAGAGTGTCGGCATGCTGAACTCAGCTTCCGCCGCCTTGCAGTAGTGGGCGCCGTCGAGGAAGTAAGCGGGGTTCAGCTCACTGGCCTGGCCGAGTCGGCCCTTCAAGATCGCGCGGTAAGGTACAGTCATCAGCCCGCCAAACGGGTCGTAAACCAGTTCATCCGGGCTGCTGTAGCGTTCGATCAACCGGTCGACGATGTCGAACTGCAGCGGGCAAACATGCTGCTCGACGTTGCGCTTTGCCTGGTCGCCGTTGAGCGTGCGCATGCGGTTCACGTCGTGCCACACCTCCGGGTGATGGCTGCCTGGCGCCAGCGACATGAAGGTACTGGGCAGCGCGCCGCGGAGCTCAAGTTCTTCGCCAACCCGAACGTGGTGCTCATAGTCGTAGACGCCGGCCAGGCTGTAGTCGGTGAAGAGCTTGGCGAGCTTGGCCGGGCCGTAGCCGGCCATCTCGTCGGCGGATAGCAGGCGGTTGCCGCTGGACCGCCAGAACGCATGTGCGTCGACCTGCCAGCGCGCCCTGGTATAGTTGGCCTTGTCCTTGGCCACCGGCTCGTCAGCGTAGCCGCGGCTGCGGTCGGTCTGCGGTTTGCGGAACAGCAGGACGTACTCCGGCGATCCAACGCCCATCTTGGTGCCGTCCTTGCACTGCTCGGACCAGCCCAAGCGGTAGGTCTGGTTGTTCTCGCGAACCACGTCGGTCACGATGGTGATCATGCCCATGTAGTCGAAGCCATGCCGGCGCGCGTGGAAAATTGCCTCCGCGTGGAAGGGGCTTACCGTCGGCGCGCCGGCGCCAGTGACGTTGCCGAACAGGATTCGGTCTTTGACGTGGCAGCAGTAAAGCCGGCCAGGCTTCAAGATCCGCAGCAGTTCCGGCGTCAGGTAGTCCATCTGCTGCCAGAAGTGCCCGTTGTCCTCGGTGTGGCCGAAGTCGTTGTAGCTGGGGCTGTATTCGTAGTGATTGGCGAACGGGATCGAGGTGACGATCAGATCGACATTGTTGGAAGGCTGGCGGCGCGCTTCATCCACGCAGTCGTTATTTGCCACCACGAAGCGTTCGCCGCTCACTTCTATGCGCTGCACGCCGATGGCGCGCTCCAGCGTCTCTTGCATGGCCAGCTGATTCAAGCCGTACTTGCGGATGATCTCGGTCATTTTCTGCACCATTTCTTCATGCTGTACCCACTTCTGCTGCAGGGTGCGCAGTACCTCGCGCTCCGCCTCGCTGTAGATGATGTCGATGCGTACCGGGTGCTGCTGCTGGAAGCGCTGAACGCGGTGGATCGCCTGGATGAAGTCGTTGAACTTGAAGCCGATGCCGACGAACACCTCGCGGTGGCAATGGCGTTGAAAGTTACAGCCACTGCCAGCGATGATTGGCTTGGTGGACAACAGGCGGTAACGGCCGGCGCCAAAGTCGACGATGCGCTGTTCGCGTTCGTTCAGCTCCTGACTGCCCCACACACTGACAGCCTCGGGTAGTGCGGCCTGTATCGCGTGGCGCTCGGACTCAAGGTCGTGCCAAAGCACGAAGTGGTCAGCGCTATCCGCGTTGACGATCTCGCAGGCCTTGGCCACGCGCGCCGGCAGGCTGTCGCGCTTCTCGGCGGAGGCCGCGGACAGGCCAAGCGCAGGATCAGGGAACAGCAGGTTCTGGCCGATCTTGTCGGCGCCGGCGGCGCTGTAGTCGCTCGGCACCTCGTGATAGCGCACGTCCAGCGGCGGCAGTTCATAGCCTTCGTCGCTGTAGCCCAGGTCGCTGGGTTTCTGGATGAACACCGCCCAGCTGGACACCCACAGCCAGAACTCCTCTTCCTTGTGCGGGTACAGCGTCAGGTTGCCGGCCTTCTCGCTGTCGCGTTGGAAAAAGCGGGTCAGCGCCTGGCCGGTGTCCATCACCCCGAGGAAACCGGCGTAGTGGATCAGCTCTTTGTAGCGGTTCGGGCTCGGCGTGGCGGTGTTCACCAGCTTGTATTGCACCCCATCGAACAGCGGCAGGAACTCCTGATAGGTCTTGCTCCCGAATGAACGCAGTACAGCGGCTTCATCCAGGCTGGACGCAGCGAACCGGCGAGGGTCCAGTTTGCCTTCGCGGACAGTCTCGTAGTTCGTCAGGTAGAACTCACAGCCGGCGCGCATCTCACTGGCAGACTGGATGAACTGGAACTCGACACCAAGCGAAGGCGTGGTGAGTAGGAACTCTTGCCGGACGCCAAGCGGAGCTACCACCAGGGCAGGGCCGCCGGCGCGCTTCTGGATCTGCTTACACCACTCGGTCTGCATGAAGGTCTTGCCGAGGCCGAAGCTGGCAAAGATTGCGCGGTTGCCACCGGCAACGGCCCAGCGAACGATATCGCTCTGGTGGGGCATCAATGTCGGGTGAATCTCAGCCGGTTCGATGGCGAAACCAGCGAAGCGCGCCATTCGGATCTTGGCGCGCAGGAATTCAAGGTAGTCGGTCATGATCGTAGGGCGGCAAAGCGCCCAGGCAATTAGCCTGGGCATGTGGGAATTAGGCGGCCTTTTGCTCTACCGCCGGCGAGATGCACTCGGCCAGCGCCGCGCGCTCCGCCGGGTTGAGTTCCAGCGCCAGGCGTAAGCCGCGGTTCAGGTTCCGGGCCTGGGCCAGTTGGCTCTGCAGCGCCTGCATGTGAGCCGTCTCGTGGACGAGCTCCGCCAGCGACAGCTCCAGCCAGTCAAAAAACGGGATGCCGGCCGAAGGGGAGAAGCCCAAGGCCGCAGCGCTGCATTCCAGTTGCGCCAGCCGGTCTACCTGTTCCTGGCAAAGCTGCAAGGCCTCTTCGGCGATGCCGGCCTGCTTATCCCGCTCTTGCTCGGTGATGGCCAACCGCTGATTCAAGTCGTCCACCTCGCGCGCCAGCTGCTGTTCTCGGCCGCGCACTGCCGTCAACTGCTCAGCTGCGGTGTCAGTCTCTGGCGCCGGCGCTGCCGTGGGGTAAACATGGTCGGTCGGCCGGTAGTGGGTTTCATTGCCGACCTTAACCGGGCTGACGGTCCCGGCGGCGGTCAGCTCGCGCACCTGGCGGCGGGCCTCGCTGCGGTCGATGCCCATGGCGTCGGCCAGCGCCTGCATGGAGATCGGCGCAGAGATGGCTTTCATCACGTCGATGACGGATAGCTTGCTCATGCTGCCTGCTCCTGCTGGTCCTGGTTTGCCGCTTCCGCCCGGGTCTTTGCTGCTTTGCGCAGGCTCTTGTACAGGTCGGGGTGCTCGGCTTTCAGTAGCGCGATGACTTCCAGATCGGCGCGAGTCACAGCGGAGAGGTCGACCTGCTCAATGTGGACCAGGCGCACCAGCTCGCGCACCGGCTTGGGCATGTTGCGGCCGCTCTCGTAGCGGCTGCCGCCGGATTGGGTAACGCCGACGCGACTCCAGAACTCTTGCTGGTTCAGACCGAGCTTGCGGCGGATTTCGCGGGGCTGTTTGATGATGGCGAAAGACGACATGGCCACTCCTTATTTCTGTTGGCTGGGGGGCTGTTGGTTGATGGGCGCGCCGGGGTTCATCTGGCGCCAGGCTTGCACGTCCGCTTCATCCATTTGGGTCTGCTCCAAAGGCAAGGCCCGCGCTTGGCGGGCCAGTTTTTTTAGTGCCGCGCGAATCCACATCCGGCGGCGGTGGGCTGCAATCGACATCAGGCCGCAGCCCTCAACGGTTCGGGCAGGTAGTCGCCGCGGTTGAAGCGCTCGATGACCGGCAGCAGCTGCCGGCGCAGACTGCGGAGAGCCTGGAGGGTTTCGGGAATAGGCGTGGAGCTGTCGTGCAGCATCGCGTGCGCGGCCATGCCGAGAGTGATCACCTGTTCGCGCGCCTCGCGGTTGCCCAGGTCGTGCCGCTGCATCGCTGCGGCCATGCTGGCGCCGTTGATCACCTTGACCACAGCGTCGCGCGCCCAGGCCGGAGCGTCGTACCACTCCGGTGCGACGTCGTGCTCGAACTGCTCGCGGCTTTGCTGCTGCATGACGTCCATCAGCTTGGCCGGCACGAAGGGCAAGGCGTTGATCAGCGCCAGGACCATGCCGCGCAGGATGCGGTACTGATTGGGGCGCATCACTGGTTGCATGCCGTCGTTGCTGAGGTCGAACAGCGCGCAGCGGGCGCCGCGCGCCAGCTTGTCGAGGTCCGGTCGGCTGAGGTTGTGGGCGGTGTAGTAGGCGATTCGATACCAACTGCTCAGGCAGCGGAACGCGAAGCTGTCCCAGCGTTGGGTCAGCTGGTCCAGCGCTGCCAGCATGCCGATGCTGTGGGTCTCGATCTGCTCCCTGGTCATCATCAGCCCAGACTGCCGGCCCGGCGTCATGGTGTTGACCTGGGCGATGACGCGCGCGACCGTGTTCGACGTGCAGTTATCCGTCAGCCGGGCCGCGCGCTCGGCCGCCTTACGCGGGTTGTATTTGCCGGCCATTACGCGGCATCCCGGAGCAGGTCGATCACGTTGTTGCGGCTGGCGACAGGCAGCTTGGCAACGGCCAGCGCCTGGGTCAGCTCGTCGCATTCCCGGTCGCGCGCTTCCAGCTGCTGGTCGCGCAGCTCGACATCCTGTTCGAGAATGCCGATGCGCTTCTGCAGCTCTACGATCTCGGCGGCCAGGCGCTCGCTGTTCGCCCGCTCCGTTTCGAAGTCGGCGGTCACGGCGGCCACCTGACCTTGGGCGAGGGCCAGCTCGCGTTGGATCTGGGCGTGGGCGGCGAAGTGCCGCGCGGCGTTCTCGCTTGCGGTCGCGATGCCGCGCGTCAGTTTTTCGTTGTCCCGTTTTAAGTCCCGGTATGCAGTTTGCAGCCGCTCGATATAGCCGGCATCGCTTCCGGTTTGGCCGGCGGGTTCCGGCCAATTGACGAGAGCTAAAGTCATAGTCTTACTTTCCCGCCGCTTCCGCGACGAACTGGAATATGAGGAGGAGGGACACGATGCCGGCACCGCCGGCGACGGCACCCGCGCCAAAAACAACCCCGTCCCGAAACAGCATCAGGATGGGGCACAGTGAGTTTGGTAAGCGGCGGATCATGCGGCGGCCTTCTCGGTTGCGATCAGGACATCACGGTTGCCTTTGGCGTCCATCGGGCTGACCACGCCGACGGATTCCAGATGCTCCAGCAGCCGCGCGGCCCGGGTGTAGCCGATCTGCAGGTTGCGCTGCAGGTGGCTGATACTGGCCTTGCCGGTCATTGTGACGATACGCAGGGCCTCACTGGCCAGCGCGTCACCACCGTCATAGGACACGGGCTCTTGCTCGATCTGTCGCGGGTTCTTCTCGTCTTCGTCCGGCACTTTGATGCCGCCGAAGCACTCGCCCGTTCGATAGACCAACTCGCGGACGTCGCCGGTCATGATGGTCATGCTGGCGTCGCGGTGATCCTCGACAGTTTCGGCGCCCTGTTCGGCAATGCGCAGTTGCACCGCCTCGCCCCAGGCCAGCTTGCTGAACTGGAACTGCGCGCTGATGACGAAGGAGATCCGGCTGTCCCACGTCAGGCCCAGTTTGTTCACGGCGCGGCCAGGGCAGAGCAGGTTGATGATGTCCGGCTCCAGCATGTCGAGGTGGGCGATGCGGATCGCGCCAGCGTCGTCGCCGGTCTTGATGATCTCGCCTTGGTCGTCGATGGTGAAGCTGTCGAAAGGCGCTTCGCCCTCTTTGACCCAGCGCGTCATCTCGTCCGCCGCGCTCTGCTCGACCTTCAAGCCCAGGAAGCTGATGCCGTTGCCGGAGTTTAAGAACAGGTTTTTGGTCAGGGCTCCGGTCAGTTCATCCAACTTGCCGGCGCTGGTGGAGTCCACCACCAGCAGCCGCTGGCGTAGGTCGAAGTACCCTCGCAACAGCGATTGCTTGGGCAGGGCGGTTGGCAGTACAGATTCAATGACCTGCTCCTGCAATTCGCGGCGCCACTTCTTGCCGACCTTGCGCTGTTCCCTCTCTTCGACTTCTGCCACCTTCGCCGCGACCAGTTGATCCAGTGCCGCCTTGGGGATCTGCTTCTCGTCGGTGCGCAGGGCGAAAAATACGCACTGGTTGGCCGCATAGGTCAGCTCGTCGTCAGGCTGCAACGTGAGCGGATTCACAAAGCCGGTGCTGGTGAGTTGCAGCGCGCTGGGCGGCGCGAACTTCAGGAAGCCCAGACTCTCCTCAATGTCCAGGCGGACGATGGAGCGGCCGCCCAGGACGTGAAAGAGCGAGAGGTTTTTGTAAAAAGCCAAGGACATGCCTGTCTCCTATGAGCCGGCGATGCGCGTCAGCTGGTGCCGTTGGAGGATGCTGATAAGCATCTCCTGGCCGTGCTGCTGGTAGCGCTGCGCCAGGTCGCTGATGAACTGTTCGTCCCACGGACGGCCGGCGGCGTTGGCAACCGCGCTGGCCAGCAGCTGGCGGAACTGGTCGGCGGTGTAGAGTTGGTGAATAGGGCTGCTGAGAGAAAGGAGCGCCATGGTCAGGCTGCCTTTGCTTCTTCGTTGGCCGCCACCGCGGCAACGTGGCGCGCGAGAGCGCCGCAGATGGGGATGAAGTCCTCTTCGTGGTACAGCCGGGCGGCGCCCTCGGAGTGAGCAGGGAAACCCAAGGTGGCCAGCAACTGCGCCGTGACGGTAAAGCCAAGTCGGTCATTGATCATGCCGAGGCGCAGCGTGGGATTGCCTTTGGGCTTCGCTTTGCTGATGCTCGAAGGGCTCGCGGGCTTGACCTGCTCGAGAATCGAAGGCTGCAGATCAAGAGGGGGTTGAGCTTGCGCCGCCTGCGCTTCCTGTTCGCGCTGTCGCTCGGCCAAATCATGCGCATCGATCCGCGACTTGATCAGCATGGCCAGATCATCCGGAGCCTTGTGGACGATGGTTGCCTCATCTGCGAATAGGAAAGCGCGGCCTCCGGCCAGAGTCTTCAACGTCTTGAGGTTAGCCAGGATCTTGTCGGCAATGGAGCCAGCCGCAACCTTGGCGCGGGCAAGCTCGGTGTCGGCAGCATCTTGCAGGCTGGCCAGGGTCTTCTTGCCCTTGATCGCGCCCGCGAAATCGGCGGGGACGTCTGGCATGTAGCGGTTGCCGATCTGCTTGTCCAGATCGTTCAAGTGATCGGCCAAAGCCTGCTTGGCCTTCATGATGATCTCGGTCCGGATTGCCTCCTTGCGCGACTTGACCAGCTTTTCCAACTCCAGGCGCTTGGCCCGCAGTTCTTCTTTCACCAGGTCGATGGTGCGGAACAGGGTGTCAATGCTGGCCGTCTGAGCCAGGGCCTGGCTCTTCACCAGCTCCAGCTTACTCTCGCCATCGCTGCAGAATTTGACCGTCTTTTCCGCATCGGCAAAGTCCTGGTCCGTCTGCAGGTCCGTCTTGATCCCTTGAATGAACGCGCTGGCGCTGCTGCGGAAGGCATCCAGGTTGGAGGAAACGACGCGCCCCTCAACATTCACAACCAGCGCCGGCAATTCCATGATGGCCGCCGCCACCGGCGCGGGCTCAGCGTGAGTCGGGACGTAGTTCGCCAAGTCCTCCGCAAACTGTTTCCAGCCTCGGATCAGGAGGTCGCGGCGTTCAGGCTTGGACTGATACCAGATGCTGACGAAGTTCTCTTCGGTGCCGTCCGTCACCGTGAACATCACGCGGTCGGCGCCGCAGATCAGCAGTTGCTGCTCCAGTTGGGGCCAATGGGTGGCCGGCGCATCGTTGTGGGTTTGGATGTAATCGACCAGGGCTGCATTCCACAACTTGTTTTCCCAGCACACGTCTTCCAGCATAGTGATGCCGTCGAAGCTGGCCAGCAGCGGCAAGTCATCCACTTCCAAAACCCCGGTGGAGGGATACAGGTCTTCCCCGAGGCGAGCCTCAACGATGACCCTGGCCATGGCTTCAACTTCGTGGCCTTTGTCCAGCAGGTTGCGCTGGACCCATTCGGAGAACTCGCGCTCCGTGCCGGTTGCCTTCATGTGCAGCAACTCGTTGCGCTTGACCTTATCGCTCTGGCCAAGCATGGGCGCGGCCTCGCTGGCGGTGAAGAATTTGGACCGGGTGGCAATCCATTCCGGCGACCCCTGGACGAGATTAAGCGTTTTCATAGGTTGCACCTTTTGCGGGGTCGCAGGCGCGCAAGATGGATTCCTGTTGGGCGCTCAGCGTATTGCGGGTATTGATCTTGTTGATGATGTCCTCGGCGGTGCAGCGGCCGGAATCGACCATCCCTTTCCACTGGTCCAAGTTCTCGGAGAACTTGTCCTCGGGGTACGGGGGGAGTAGCGCAGGCTGCCGCGGCGTCGGCGCGGGGGTGACGTCCTTCTCGACCAGCTCCCGGCCCTCCATTTCTTCCGCCGTCGGCTGCGAGCCGACCTCGGGGAATGCCTTGCGCAAAGCCTGAGCTTCAGCGCACTTTGCCAACTGGGCGTAAGGCCGCTTCTTCCACATCTGGTTTGGCGCCTCAGACTTGCTGGACTTGGTCGCGTAATTCTCCTTCCACAGTTCTTTCGCCACATAGTGAGCGATCATCCCGTTGGAGAGGAGCCGTTGGACTGTGACCTTGCACCAGCGCGGGTACGTGACGGATACGCCGTCCAGTATCTCGGTGACGTCTTCGCCAAACTCGGGTTCGGAAACTCCCGCGCATTCACCAGAGCGAGACGCTTGGGTGCGGTAGAGACCGATGCCGGGCATGATGACATCGCGCATTTCCTTGATGTCCCAGCCGTTGTTGTCCTTCTGCCCGGTCGATACGGACATCGGCACTATGTGGACCGGCTTCTGCATCGGATCGAGTTGGCTGGCCCGGCAGTAGCCCACCACCATCCGGATGCTATTTTCCTTCGCGCCGGGATAGAGGCTGTTGCTCAGCACCTCCATGAGGTCGCTTTCGCTCATCGCCAGGGCAGGGATGCCAGCCTGCGGGCTGGTCTGCAACGCAGTGCTCATGCTCAAAACTCCATAGAAAAAGGCCGCTTAGGCGGCCTTGTCGGTGATCGGATCGTTGCCGGCGAGCTCGCGGGCGATGCGGCGTTCCCAAGCGTCGTCGCGCCGGCGGCGCAGTTCGGGGGATTCAGGAGCGCTGCGGACTTTCGGCACAAGCTCGTTGGACCGCGCCTGCCGGGCGGTGATCAGGTAGTCGCGCAGTTGGGTGTTGTGGCTGATCACGCGGCAGCACCTCCATGGTGTTGTTCGTCTTGGATCGGCTTGGCCCTGATGTGCTCCCATTTGTTGACTACCGGCCAGCAGTTTTTGTGGCGGTAGACAACAAAGAGCTCGTCCTTCCAGAGAATTTCCACCTCCAAGTAGGTGTAGCCCTTGTCGTCGTCGCAGTTCGGGCCTGAGATCAAGCAGACTTCACCTGCGTTGGGCCGGTATGTGCAGCCATCGCCCTTGCGATGGGAAAGCATTTTTACTAAGTCGACCATCACGCCGCATCCTCAGCCCGTTGCCAGTTCGCCGGCGCGCTGCCGTCGTCCTCACGCCGCGAAGCCGTGGCCGGCGCCGCCATACTACGGGCCGCGGCCTCGGCCCAGGACCGGGCCAGCTCATGCCGGCGCGCAATCGTGCGTTCCATGCTGCGGCTCAGCGCCACGCGCAGCAGCTCGCCCAGGATGTCGGCCTCTTCCCAGTCCAATTTGCTGATAGAGCGCGACATCGTGCCGCCACCCTCCCACGGCGCGGTAATGTCCAGCAGCAGGCCGCCGCCGGCGTGGCGAATGGTCGCAGAGGGGCGGGGCTCCATGCCTTCAAAATGCCCGTTGATGCGTTCGGCGAATGCCGCGATCAGGCCGGCGGCCTGGATTAGCGCCGGGTCGCCGGCAATGTGTTCGAGTTTCATTTGGGGATCACCATGGAGAGAAGAACAATGGCCGCGAAGAGGGCGGCCATACGGTAGGTAAAGAGCGCGGCGGCGCGAATCATTGCCGGCCAGCCGCCGGCCGCCAGCCAGAAATCAGGAAGCCGGGGTTCAGCCGCGCGGCGGTGGCCAGTGCCGCGTCCAGGTCGCGCTGGACAACATCCAGAGTCCGGCGGATGCGGGTGCGGGGTTGCTGCAGGTCGATCACATAAGCGCCCATGCGCGCCGCCGGCAGATCGGTGTTGCTGGCCACCACCCGCGGCGCCATGTCTACTTTCAGTGCATGCATACAACCTCCTCGGGAATAAAAAAGCCCAGCGTGGAGGCTGGGATATTCGATTTAAATCGTGGGGTTTTGAAGGGTAAAAACTGGCTGATAATAATTATCAATTCAAAACTAAGTGCAATTTCTTAAGTAATGGCAACAACTTGATTTGATTGATTTGGGGGTAATAATTCATTCAAGAACCATAATGCTCCCAATGAAACCAAGGGGATGGAGATTGATATGATCACGCTGCCTGGTGGTGTAACAGTTAATGTGCAGTTTGCAAAGTACGATGTTTGGTACCCGATGATAAATTTTACCCCTAATGCAACAATAAGCTATAGCGAGGATTTCTTGTTATTGTCGGTGCCGTCTAACCTTGTAGACATTTGTGGTAATGCAACAAGTCAACTTGTTTCAAATTTGTTCGGCTTAGTGTGTAATGCGATCCCCGAAGCAAAGCCTTTTTTGTCATTTGCTTCTGGTTGTTTGACGTCTTGGATTGTGAAGGTTGTTAAGGATTCAAATGGAGGCATTACCTTGGCATTTGCACCACATTGGGCAGGGACTTGCACAAATGGTGTGGACTTAAACTACTTGGGAGTTGTGGGCTGGGATAGCAATGTTAAAGCTGTGACTAATTTACTTAAGAGCCACAATGACATATTCGGAAGCAGGGATGTTGGGGTCCCATTGAATATACCCAATATGCGAATGCCGGAGTTTGTCTTGAGTTAATTTGGACTGAAGAGGATGGCCTTCGCTGGATTGATTATTAACCCAGCGACTGCCATCCATTCATCCTGATTGATAGAATTCTTTGTTAAGCCTTGGTCAACTGGCCGGCGCGCACCTTGGTCTTTTTGCCGTCGGCGTCGGTGACTTCGTAGAACGCACCGCGCGCGCCTTCGGTGATGTCGGTGATGACGCCCGAGCCGGATCGGGTTTTGACGGTGAAGTTGACCTTATCGTTGATAACGAAACTCATTGATTGCCTTTCAATGGAGGGAAAAGAAAAGGGGCCACGCTGGCCCCGGAAGCCGTTCTTGTGCAGGCTGCTCTCACCTGTGTGCCGTGGCACACCAAAGCACCCCAGCTAAGGGGCGGAGGCGCTTTGGTATGCCTGCCGGTGGTCGTAAAAAAACCCGCTCAGCGGGCTTTTTGTTGATTACCTTTTCTTCAGTCCTGGCGCTCCACCTCGGACGAAAGTTGCTTTCTCGACGTAGACCGGTGCTGTGCGTTTCGACGGTCGCGAGTACAGGCTTTCGCCATGAGCGAGGCTCTTGTGTTCTAGCAGCGTGCCACCTGGAACTTTCTCACCACAAAGTGGGCAGAAAAGCGGTTTTGGTTTTGGGTGGATCGCGATTGGGAACGAATGTTTTTTTGCTGCTTTCTTCTTTGGTGGGAAGCTCTTATCCGGTGATTTTGCTGCCTTTGAACCCTGATTGGCCTTTGGCCTGTCAATTGGAAGCAACAATCCCACTACATCTCTTGGCCGGCTGGCCACTGCTTCAGCAACTACTCCTGCAGGCTTGATAATCCCTGCCTTGATGTACTCATCCCGCAACGACATGATTTCCACCTCTTCAAGAGAATGACATATCACTATGTCGCATCTCCGAAGAGATGGAAACCGTATCCATACTTACTACCTGCCTCCGTTTCTGCCACGGTGGGCTTGGCATCTCTTTCCCCCTCGTACCCGCCCGAGGTTTTTTGTTCTTCTTGTTGGCGCCTACAGCCGTTTGCCAGGTTCCACCTAGCGGATCTTCCAGGCCTGCTCGCCCGCGTCCCGACTGTTTCGAAGCTTTTTCGGCTCGCCTCGCTCGTGCCCGTCTACGATCCGCCCTTGGGCGGGTATCGACCGTATCGATGTAGGTTGTTAAGGATCAGTGCCCGGTGTGCTGGGCTGGTGAGTGAAATGTAAACCTTGGTTCGCATTAATGTCAACCATGGGTTCCAAAAAAAGTTAACTACAGTTCGCATTTATGCAACACCAACTTCGGGGATAAAATGACAATGTCAAAATACGGAGCTCGCCATGAAGCACCTCGACAACCAAGGGCAGCCAATAGCCGCTTTTCAGTCAAAGGACCGGATCAAGAGAGACGTCTCAGAATTCGTTGGCATCTGTAAGGGGGTCATCGCTGACGGCCTTGTTGTTGCCGAGGAGGTGGAGTTCATCGCGAACTGGCTTCACACCCATCAAGAAGCAATGGACCAATGGCCGCTGAATGTTGTTGTTGAGCGATTGCCAGAAATCATGGCCGATGGAGTGGTGGACCCAGATGAGCAACTGGAATTGATCCGCCTCATTTCAGGCATTACCGGAGGCAATCCTGCCGGCGACGTAGCCTCTCTCTCGACTGAACTCCCGTTCTCTAGCCCTCTTCCGGACCTCACCATTGATGGTTGTAAGTTCTGCGTCACGGGGACGTTTGAATTCGGTACAAGGAAGAAGGTGCAGGAAGCGATAGAGAGCAAAGGAGGGGTAGTGCTACCTGGCGTCAAAGTCGATTTGGACTTTCTAGTGATCGGCACCATTGGCAGCCGAGACTGGAAGCACAGCACGTTTGGAAGCAAGATCGAAAAGGCGGTGGAGTACCAAACTAAGGGCCGTCAAATCCACATCATTCCCGAGTCCCACTGGGTGAGATATGTCGCATAGAACACTTTCATTGATCGCGGCCTTTACCGTCATCGTCGCCGCGGCGCCGGCGCACGCCATCTTCAAATGCGTTGGAGCGGACGGGAAGGTGACTTACTCGGACGTGGCCTGCAGCGGATCGGTGCGGCACCACACGCTGGACAGCGGCTACATGGAATACGACAGCCGCGACATCCAGCGGCAGGAACGGTTGCGGCAAAACCGCGAGGCGCGGAAAGAGAACGACCGGCTACGGCAGCAGGCCAGGAACGAGTACCGCAACGCGATAGAGGATGCCGACAAGAAGGATCACCAGCGCAAGTGCAAGTTCTATAAGGGCTGGCGCGACGACAACGCCGAGGAGCGCAGCCAGGGCTACAACGGCGCCAAGGATCGTGACCTGAAGTGGCAGGAGCGCTACGTCCAGAACGGCATGAAGGACAACAACTGCAAAGAGTTTGAGTGAAATGAAAAGCTATGTTCTCGCCACGACTGGCGAAAAGGTGAAGTGGTATGTGTACCAGCGTGATAATCCGGAGGCCGGCTACACGCTGTCCGATACCCTAGACCTGAGTGCCGCACCGCTATGGGGCAACAAGGAGTCAGCCAAGGTCGTTGCCCTTCGGCTGGGGCTCAAGACCTGGAGGTATGTGTCCATTTGAGAAAAGACACACCGCAGCTTCACTGAGCGGAGCAAGGGTGGCGTCCTCGCCTTCCTGGTGCTGATGACCATCGTCAGCTCAAGGCAACCCATAGACCGTAAGGCCAGGGGCGCCAGCGCTCCGGCAGGCCAATTGAATAAATAAAACCCACCCATCTAGAAGATGGGCGGGTAATTTGCAGCAGTCTACAACTTAGCGCGGCATGCTGCGCATGTGCTTGCGAACTTGCTCACGACGGCCATAGCGCTGACGGTCGTAGGCACGTACAGGTACAGTTTTGGGTCCCATGATGTGTCCTTGATAAGTAGAGTTGCTAGCACTTAACCTATGGACAAGAGATAAACTGATGTGTATAGTGAAATTCCATTTTTCGCTAAACACTCTATCCGTCTCTTGCAAGTGGTGGCTAGAGGACCAGTATCCAAAGCAACGCGCCAACGTTACTTTGACCAAGAGGTCGCATTGTTCTTGAGTGCGGCCTTTATCTTTTTTTCTCCTGGAGTTCGTTTCGTTTCCTCAGCTGCCGCAGCCTGACTTCTGCAGCCGGCAAAGACACGTCAAAGAACTCGGCTAAACCTACAGCATCGTAAAGCTTGCAAGCATTGATCACTGAAAGTGGCATCAGCAACTCTGCAGCAAACTGATCTGCCTGCCACTCCGAATCCTCATATGCTTTATGCTCAACAGGGCAATTCTCTCGATGCAAGCTGAAATCATGTTGCAGAATGAGATGACCCAACTCATGCATAAAAGTAAATCTAGCCCTAGGCTCACCGCTTTCTATCCCTTCCCAGGTTCGTTCGGGAATCCTCATGAAGAACAGGCCGGGGTAGGATGTCGCTTCAATGCCGTTGGAAACCTCATGGTTCTCAACAATATCGACATGGACATTGAACTCGACACTAAGCCGGTCAAGAAGTGGAGCAGCATCAAACCTATCAGGGCCCAACCCAAGAGCAATTCGTGATTGAATTGCTTTTGCCCTAATGCTCTCAACGCTTCGAGGGGTGACTTGGTACCCCCTAGGGCTATAGTACTTTGGCTCCATATTTCCCCTTTGTTTTCAATTAGTCATCGTTTTTGAGTTCAATCAGCAAGTCTTGCAATCTCTGTAGCTGTTGATGACTTGGCGTCATTCTTGCAAAGCCAGCCATCAGTCTTTGGTGTTCTGGTGATAGCCCCTCCAAAGGTATGGACTTGTTTGTAATGTCAGCCGCTTCAGCCAAGCCGGACACCCTCATGTTCATCGATCCAAAGTACTCTTCAACTCTCTTGGCCCAACCATCAGGAATCTTCTTCCTACCGGTCTCTAAGCCACTAAGAAATGCCGAAGTAACTTCAAGATCGTTGGCCATTTTTGTTAGGGTGATCTCGGCATCAAGCCGAGCTTTGCGAATCAGCTTTCCGAATTCAGTGATAATCATGGCGCTCCCCTGGTCACTACTACTTTCATCAATTACTTTACCAATCTGGTAAACAAATGTCAATATTTAGTTAAGCCCTCTCTTGAAGTTCCCTCGTGGCATCTCATCAGGTGATTTCTGCAACAAACCACAGTGCGCAACATCGAGACGCTGATGCGTCACAGCATGCTGCCATCGCGTCGCACCTGTACCCGAAAATGGGTCAATGAATGGACGAGGTGAACGAATACGGGCGGAGCGCGTGCGCCGCAAGTGGCGTCAGGAAGACCTGGCGCGCAAGGCCGGCGTCAGCCGCGGCTTGATCGGCGATCTGGAGAACGGTCGCAACCGCGACACAACCAGAATTCTGGACATCGCCAGGGCGCTGGGCGTCACGCCGCAGTGGCTGGAGACGGGCAAGGGCAACAAGATGCCGCCGGCCACCACTGACCAGCCCTATCTTTCCGCAGATTCGATTGAAGACGTCGCAGAGCAGATGCTGAGCAAGGGCCAGGACGAAGTCTGGCAGCTGGTTCAGCTCCTCCTTAAAACCGCGCGCTGAAACCGCAACGCGCGGTAGGGTTTTTTTGCGTTCCCGAATGGCCTACCTTGAACAATGAGGAGGCCATTTTAAATGCAGATAACCCTGTCGAATCTCCCCGAAGCCATCGAGCTGTTCCGCAACCGTGCCGGCGCCGCCGTCCACGACACCGCGGTGCTTCGCCGGCTGCTGATCCGAGTCAAAACCAAGGACGATCTTGCGGCGGCCTTGTCCTTGGTGCGGGTGACCACTGGCGGCGCGCCGCTGATCCTCGTCGCGTTCTTCGGGGACGATGGCTTCGATGAGGGCATGCACATCAATCTTGGCTGGCCGGCCGCCTGGCTGGAGCAATACGCCGCCGCGCGCTATGACACAGTCGACCCCGTCGCCCTTGGCCCCTCAGGCATTGTTTTCCCCTGGTCGCCCTTGCTGTTGGGCATGAAGCCCAGGACGCAACTGGAAGAGCGATTCCACCGCGGCGTGGTCGCAAGTGGCCTGACTCACGGGCTCTCGTACAAAGCGGCATGGCCTGATTGCCGGCTGATCCTGTCCCTGATCGGCGAGGAGGTAGAGACTCAGCGCCCGGCGCGCGAGCTGCTGGAAATCCTGATGCCCGATTTCGCCGACGTTGCCTATAGAGTTTTTGCTTCAAACAGATTACTAGCAAAAATGACAGTCAATCAGAGAATGATAATAAACCTGATACTGAACCAGGGCTTAACACAGCGGCAGGCCGCATTACAATTGAACATGTCTCTTAATGGGCTGAGATACAGCCTTGACCAGCTGAAAGCCGAGTACGGCTGTACCACGATGGAGCAGTTGATGTTCAAGTTGGGAGCGGGAGAAAACTCATAGCTTGTTAAGTTTTTCTAAACTCGTCATCAGTACAGAATATTTCTGTTAACTAGAATTTTACACAGTGACTCTGAACGATGTCAGATGGGACAATATTTGCATTCAAGATCAGTATGACCCTCACATGTCAGAACTGACACATGACAGATAGGCCCTTAGCTCGACGACGAAACGGAGTAAGAAATGCACTGCGGCAATACCGATGTACCCCACGACCCTGGCGCAACTTGTGTCCATACAGTTTCCTGCCATCACTTCAGGCCACGGACTCAAACTGGCGGCGCCGATGATCTGGTCAGTTTTTTCTATCTTGCAGTAAGACGGGATGGGAAAAAGATTATGAACTACGGGGGAGATGTTGCAGGGATGTTGGCTGCGGCACGGGATATTTTGAAGGGGATTGAGCTACGGTAAAGCGGAAAAAGCGACTGGCTTCAGTCGCTTTTTTTATTGAAGATTTCATCCTTGTTGTCGGCCAGCAGTTTGATCAGCTCCAGCACTTCATCATGGCCACGGGCTTTGACCTGACGAACAAGGTCTTCCATTGTCTCTGCCACAACGTAGTTGCCGTTGTTGGCGTCTGGCTCCATCTCTCCCTTTCCAGAAGCCAGCCAATCAGAACTTACCTGCAGCGCCTTTGCGGCTTTGTATAGGTTCTCTCCATCAATCCCCGCGTTGGGGTTGTTCATCCATTTGTAAGCAGCATTTCGCGACACTCCAACTTGGCCTGCAAGCCAGTTTGGAGTCTTCTTTGCTCCGCTCCGAGCAGTCAACGCATCAAGCGCTCTGCGGATTCGCGCACCGAGTGTGTGTTCCATGGTAACCAAGGTTAGCGCATCGAGTGAAAACCTTGGGTTGCAACTCATGCGAACTGAAGTTACCATTCTATTCATGAAGACCTCTACAGTTGTTTCCTTTTTCGGTGGTGGCCGCGGCGCAAAGTCAAGAATCGCCCGAGCTCTCGGGGTTTCAACTGCCGCTGTGGCTAAGTGGCGTGAGTTTGTCCCGGATGGAAGCGCCTACCAATTGATCCAACGATTTCCAGCTCTATATGACCTGGATAAGGCTGACTGCGTAGATGCTAGCAACGCAAGTCAAACTCAATGAGCCAATTATGACATCGCAAACAAGGCATACCACGATGAGCGCCCAACACTTTCAGTCACCGACTGACACCTTGATTGCCTGGGCCAAGCAGCAAATGGCCGAGACCAAGCAGCCCCTGACCAAGTTTTCCGAGGCGCTGACCGACAACTATCTGGCGATGACGCCGGAGGCGCGCCGGACTTGCCCGCTGGACGAAATCCCTCTGGATGGCAGCACGGATGAGTTTTACGCGATTAAGGCCAAGAACGCGCTGGCGGTGGAGCGATGGATCAAACGGGCAATTAAGATTCCCCTGGAGATCCTGGACGCCTGGGTGGCCACGCTGGAAGGTAAGTACCGCGACGGGTGCCTGGCCGATCTGCTCAAGGTCCACGGCATGCTGGCGGTGGCCAACGACACCACCGCCGACGCGGCCACGCTGGGCGCCACGATGCGTACCACCGCCGACCTGTTCGTCCACCTCGCCGAGATCATTGCGGACGGGAAGGTAGACCATAACGACCGCGAACAGATCAAGCACGCGCGCCAGGCCATGCGCCAGATCGCCGGGCAGCTGGCCGGCTGGGAACTGGAGTTCGCCAAGGTGGACACCATTGAAGGCAAGTAAACCGGCTACGGGCAGAGGAGCAGTGGCATGGCTCGAATTCGCACGGTAAAGCCGGAGTTCTGGACCGCAGAGCAGGTGATGGAGTGCTCGCCGCTGGCGCGCCTCATGTTCATCGGCATGTGGAACTTCTGCGACGACAACGGCGTAATGCCGGCGAGCGCAAAGACCGTGAAGGCCCAAATTTTCCCCTCCGACGACATCCTGACCGCGGATGTCGAAGGCTTCGTTTCCGAGCTGATTGGCCAGGGCCTCCTTGGCCTGTTTGAAGCCGATGGCCGCCGCTGGTGGTTCGTCACTGGCTGGAAGCGTCACCAACTGATCAATCGCCCGTCCAAGTCCCGCTACCCCTCGCCGCCGCATTGCCATATGCCGCAACCCGAGGCCGCCGGACAGGGTGACTCAGTGAGTGATGCTGATCAGCTGAGTGAATCGAACACTGATGACGGCCTCGATTCAATAGCAGATTCAGTGAGTAGTAGCGGAGCACTCACGGAGGACTCAGTGAACACTCACGGAGGACTCAATGAGCACTCACTGACGGAAGTGGAAGGGAATAGGAAGGGAATAGGAAGAGGAAAAGACGGTAGCAGTAGTAGCAGTCTAAATCCCACTCCGCGCGAACAAGCGCCGCCGCGTCCGCCGCTTTCCGAACCCTCGGCCCAGGTCCAGCGAATCGGCTATGTCTGCCGACTGCTGCGGGATAAGGGGGTGAACTGCAGCCCAGCCCAGCTGCAAGGCAAGTACCGAGGGCTGGAGAACGCCAGCGACGATGATTTCCATCTGGCGGTGCAGACGCTTCGGGACCGGGGCCAGCTTCGCATCAACCTTGGCCTGGTAGCGGCGGTGATCGGCGATCTGATCGAAGCTCGCCAATGCCAGCCCGGCGCACCGCCAGCGCCAACAGCAGGAGCAGTCCGGCGAGGGGAGAAGTTCAACCCGACGCTGTACGTGAACGACCCGAGTTACCGCGCCCGCTGGGATGCGGCCAATGGCAACGACAACGGAGCAGGCAATGGCAACGAACCTATCGACGTTACGCCCCAGCGCGTGGCTTGAGCGCCGGGATTGGCCGGATGGGAAAACGGGAATGTCTCTGATGGACCGGCTGTTCAACGCCCTGGACGGCGCTTATCCGAACCGCTGGCGCGCCGCGTTCCCCGACCAGCACGCCATCGACCACTGGCAAGACGAGTGGGCGCAGGCGTTCGAGGACGAAGGGCTGACGCCGCGCGATGTTGGCGTTGGCCGCAAGGCATGCCGCCGGCTCTACGACTGGCCGCCGTCCATCGCCGAGTTCCTGCGCGCATGTCGGCCGGCCAGCACCACCACGCCGGAGGCGCTGTTCTACCGCGCCCAGACCGAGATGCAGCGGCGCCGCGACGGACAGCCGGACAACTGGCCGTCCTGGGCGCTGTTCTGGGCCGCGGCCTCGCTTGGCAATGACCTGCTGTACGGCACGTTCAAGGGCATGGAGGCGCGCTGGTGCGTCGCCATGGAGGCGAACCAGCACCGCACGGACGCGCCCGAGGAGGCGTCCAAGCAGATCGCCGTGGCGCGCATCTCACCGGCGGAGGCTGCCGACCGGCTGCGCGAGATCGGCGGCAAGGTTCGGTCTATCGGCGCGATGGACTCGGGCGTCAAGCTGGGATGGGCGCGCAAAATTGCGGAAGAGACCTCGCTTGGACTGTACGCCAACTCCCGCAACCAGCGGATGGCCGCTGAGGCATTTGTGAAACTGCGGCAGCCGGTGCCGCCGGAGTTGGTTCCGTTCTTGCCGGTAGCGGGCACGGTGGCTGCCAATGACCACGGGGAGGATGCCGCGTGAGCAAGCATGAGGACATCTATTTCGAGCCGGCCAGGTTGTTGCCGAAAGGGATCAGCTACATCTGCCCTTGCTGCAATACGGCCAAGGAGCTGGACGAAGGGCTTGAAGAGGACGACAGCGGGGAGTTCCGAGTCCCAGCGCACAAGCGGTACATCGACTGCGAAGAGTGTGGCCAGCAGATCGATATCGGTTGGGCTGGGTGGAAGTGGCATGACGAAAAGGGCGCGGCATGAAACACGGCGTTTGGATTGGGCGCGTCCCTGAGTCCCAAAAGGCTGCCTGGGCGTTCATGCCGTTCCGCGGGTCTTTTAGCCTTGCGCATTACTGGACCCGGAAAGACGGTGTAGGCATCGAGTCAGCATGCGGCATGAGGGCTGTCGAGACATTTGCTGTCGGCCTTCTGCAAGCGAACGGCGCGGATCAATGCAAGCTCTGCGCAAAACGTAAAGGGAAAGGCGAATGACGGAATGGGTCAAGACCGCCGATGACACGATGGAGTGGCGCGGCTATAGCGTCGTGAAGTACGGCCACGGCGCCAGCGGCGACTCGATCTACCGGGCGTTCACGCCGGAGGGCGCCATGCTGTCGGTTGGCGCCGGCCCGGCCCAGGACCACATGGCGCGGTGCGAGGAGCACTTCGCCAAATCGAACAAGAAAGGGTAGTGATGAACATTTCGTTTTTTGTGCCAGGCGCGCCGGTAGGCAAAGGCCGCCCCAAGGTGAGCAGCAGCGGCGGCAAGTTCGCCAGAATGTACACGCCGGAGAAGACCGCGAACTATGAATCCCTGATCGCTCTGGCGGCGCAGGAGGCAATGGCCGGCAACCCGCTGATCGCCGGCCCCGCTGACGTTGAAATCGCCATGTTCCTGCCGGTGCCGACCAGTTGGAGCAAGAAGAAGCAGGCGGCCGCGCTGCAGGGCCAGGTATACCCGACGAAGAAGCCGGACGCGGACAACGTGATCAAGGCCATCTTTGACGGCATCAACGGCGTGGTCTGGGTGGATGACGTCCAGGCCTGCGATATCGTCGTGCGGAAGCGCTACGCGGATAAGCCCGGCGTGGAAGTGACCGTACGCGAAATCGCCGGCGCACTGTTCGCGGCGTGAGGCGGCCATGATCGAACCGGCGGCAGCATTGGCGCAGTGGGGCAAGTGGCTGAACGACAGCGGCAGCTGGCGCGGCACCACGTTTTCGATTGAGGGGCGCTACGCTAGCGACCCGGAGCGCTACCGGTTTGCGGAGGACGCCGAGACGGCGCGCCGCCGAGTTCAGGTTCGGTATAGCCCGCTGATCGCCAGCCAGGTGGAGCAACTGGTGAACCAGTTGCACCAGGGCGAGAAGGCAGCGCTCCGCGCGCGTCACGTGCATTACCCGCACCTGGCGAACGAGGACATCGCGCGCCGGCTGGCCATGAGTGCCAGGGCCTTCGACACTCTGCTGCTGGCTGCCACTGTGCGCTTTGGCCGGGCGTGGCGCGAACAGAGCAGGAAGGCTGCGTAATTGAAGGCCTCGCCGAGCATCGCCAAGCAAATACTCTGGGTGCTGATGGATTCGCCCAGGCCGCTATTCCTGTCCGAAATATCAGCAGCGTTGGATGGCGATTATCCGGGAACATACATAATGCCAACCTTGATATGGTTGAAGAGGCATAAAAAGATTGGGGCGACTAAGCTCGAAAGAGATCATGGCAAAGGCCCCAAATTGGCGAACGCCTATTTTTATATTCAACCGGAAGACTTGCTTTCTACTGGTTAGCGCGCAATTTGATACTGTTGATTTACACGACGGGGGTGAAATGGAAGACGTTTATTCTTGGTTGGTCAGCAGACCTGGCTTAATTTTCAACACTGGCAAATGCATGTTGAGCACCGGGTTTTTCCTCTTGCTTTCTGGGCTGTTTAACTTATTGATGAAAGCTGCTATCAGTCCATTTACTCCTATGCATGCAGGGCAGGGTAATGGGATCGCAGCTATCTTCCCATCAATTCCGACATGGTGGATTCCAGAGACTGCATTCGGGTTCGGATTCGCATTGCTTTTGATTGTGCTGGGTGTTCTATTGGCCCTCGAAGGCAAGAAGCTAAAGCGCGTGATGGATTGCTACGGATAAAATCTATATATAAATTCATGGTGAGCGGATTCCAATAACCACGGGGATTCGCTATATTGACGACGTGGTGGCGAAGCTACGCACAACAAAGACGACCTGGCCCGACAGTTAACTCTGTCGGGCCTTTTTTATTTCCGGAGGCGGTATGCACATGCGGCAAACGCGGGTTGTTCATGACGCCCTGGGGCTGGCCCACGGTCAGCATGTCCTGATGCCGTCCGGCCAGGCTGCGCGTGTAGCTGAGATCAAGCTGCACTCCATCGTGTTCGAGTACCTGGGGCTGCGCCAGCGCGAGCTGGTCGAGTTGTCGCGGGAGCAGGTCCGCCAGGGCGTCAGGTTCTGATGGCGGGCTCACCCAAGCGGCTATGCGGCCGGCCCGGTTGCGGCGCCCTGGTGACGCCGCCGGCGCGCTACTGCCCAACGCATGCTGAGAGCGAGCGCAAGCTGGCCGCCGAGGCAGACGCGCGGCGCGGCACCCGAACCGAGCGCGGCTATTCGAACGCATGGACCAAGGCGTCCATCGGCTACCGCCGCAAGAACCCATGGTGTGTGATCTGCAAGCGCGCTGGCCGGATGGTGCCATCGGCGTGCGTGGACCACATCACGCCGCATGGCGGCGACCAGACGCTGTTCTGGGATAAAGCCAACTGGCAGGCGCTGTGCTGGCGCTGCCACTCGGAGAAGACCGCCCGCGAGGATGGCGGCTTTGGGAATGGGAGACGCTGATGCGGTTGATCGTGACGATTGCCCTGGCTCTGCTTGCTGGCTGCGGTGAGTCCCCTGCATGCCGCCCGACGGGCGAGATTGGATACCAGTGGCAGCTGATGCCTGCCGGGAAGGTGTACATCACCCACAAGGCCAAGGTCGAGCGGCATCAATGCTCGGATGGCGTAGACCGTTGGTGGGAAGTGGAGAGGTAAGGAGGCATGGACATGAAGGTCAACAGCACTCGGCAGAACCATACGATCCATCTGGCGCATGTTGACGAGCCCGAGCTGCTTCGGCTTGTGACCGATGCAATAGCCCAGCAGCTTGGCTTGGATGCCCGCGCGGCGAACGTCAAGGTGCGGGCTTACACCACCAGCTACTCCGAGGGCAGCCTCGGGACCGGCAAGACGCGCGTCGTGGTGGAGATCACCGAGGACCACGCGGAGCAGGTCAGCGCGGAGCCGGCGGATGCCTGAGCCGGACGCGGTGCGAACTGTTCGCGCTTGAACCATGCCAGGGGGTAGGGGGGGTAAATCCTTCGCGGGATTCGGCCAGCCGGAACCGCGTGCTTCCCTCGATTTTTTTTCCCGCGAAATAAAAAATTTGGGGGTGCGATGGCCCGAGCGCCAGGGGGAGGGCGGAAGCCGAAACCGACCCATCTGAAGATCGTCACCGGCAACCCGGGCAAGCGCGCGCTGAACAAGGCGGAGCCGGAGTATTCATCCGCGCCGGCCGCGCCGCCGCCGGACTGGCTTTCGCCGCTGGCGGTTGAGAAGTGGGAAGAGCTGGCGCCGCTGTTGGCCGGCACCAAGGTGTTGACCGATGTCGACCTGCACAACCTCGAAGTGTTCTGCCAGGCCTATGCGCGCTGGCGGGAAGCCGAGGATAGCGTCAGCAAAAATGGCGTGATCGTTGACACTCCGTTCGGGCCGAAGAAGAACCCGGCCTGCACCGTCATCAACGAGACCAGCCGGCAGCTGGCCGCCTTCGGCGCCATGCTTGGCCTGGACCCTTCCAGCCGAAGCAGGCTCGGAACGGCCGGCGCGGCCACGAAGACAACCAACCGGTTTACCGGGCTGCTGAAAAAGAAAGCGTCATGAAACGATGGCATACCCCCACGTCACCGCGGCTACCAGGTGGGCGCGTGATGTGGTGGCAGGCCGCTTCCCGGCAGGGAAGTGGACGCGGCTTTCCGCTCAGCGCTTCCTTGATGACTTAGACCGCGCAAAAACCAAGGCCTTCCCGTACAAGCTCGACAAGGCGGAGGCCGAGCGTTCTTGCTGCTTCGTCGAAGAGCTCCCGCACACAAAGGGCAAGTGGGCGCGGTCGGCCGAGAATATCAAGCTCGGCGCCTGGCAGTGCTTCATTTTCGTCAACGTCTTCGGCTGGGTCCACAAGAAGACTGGCCGCCGACGCTTCCGCGAGGCGTACAACGAGATCCCTCGGAAGAACGGCAAGTCGGTGTTGGCGGCCGGCGTCGGCCTGTACTGCTTTGTTGCGGATGGGGAGTTTGGCGCCGAGGTGTACTCGGGCGCCTCCAGCGAAAAGCAGGCCTGGGAGGTTTTCCGACCGGCCAAGCAGATGCTGGAGAGGACACAGGATCTGCTCGATGCCTCCGGCGCGGAGGTCTACGCGAAGGCCATGGCCATCCCTGAGGATGGCAGCCGATTCGAGCCTGTGATTGGGAAGCCGGGCGACGGTGCGTCGCCATCCTGCGCGCTGATCGACGAATACCACGAGCACGACTCGTCTGATCTGTACGACACGATGATTTCCGGCATGGGGGCGCGCGAGCAGCCGCTTGCCTTCATCATCACGACCGCAGGCTACAACCTGGCAGGGCCGTGTTATGAGAAGAGGGTGGAGGCCGAGAAGGTGCTGCAGGGGCTGGTGGAGAACAACGAACTGTTCTGCATCATGTTCAGCGCCGACGAGGAAGACGACCCCTATGCGCCGGAAACGCTGATCAAGGCAAACCCGAACTGGGGCATATCCGTTGATCCGGATTTCATGCTCAGCCAGCAGAGACAGGCCGCGCAGAACGCCGGCTTGCAGGTTCGTTTCAAGACGAAGCATCTGAACATCTGGTGCTCGGCGAAATCGGCCTGGATCAACATGGCGGAGTGGCACGCCGCCGGCGACGAGACGCTGAGGGAGGAAGACTTCCTCGGTGAAGAGTGCGTGGCCGCGTATGACCTGGCCAGCAAATTAGACTTTGCAACGCGGGTCAAAATCTTTGCTCGCAAGCACGCGGAAACCGGACGGACTCACTATTACGTTTTCGCGCACCACTATCTGCCCGAGGCGACGCTGGAGGCCGAGGACAACCCGAACCGGGCTGCCTTGGTGCGGTGGCGAAACGCCGGCTGGATCGAGCAGCACGATGGGACGGAGAACGACTTCGCCATGATCCTGCAGGATCTTGAGGACATCCCGACGCGGTTCCAAGTGCGTGAGTTCTGTCAGGACAAGTTCGGCGCTGCCTGGATCGCGCAGCAGCTGACCGCCGCCGGCGCCACTGTGGTGGACGTGCCGATGAAGGCGATGTATCTGACGCCGGCCATGCGCGAGATTGAGGCGGCGTTGCGCTCAGGCCGGTTGCATCACAACGGTGACCCGGTGCTGGCGTGGATGATGTCCAACGTCACCGCGCGGGCGGACAAAAACGACAACCTGTTCCCGGACAAGCAAAGCGCGCAGAACAAGATCGACGGCGCCGTGGCGCTGATCATCGGCATGACGCGCGCGATGAATCCGGAGCAGCCGGACAGCGGTTTCAAGTCCGCCTACGAGGACGAGGTTTATATATGAGCAACACGGACAAGGCCACCATGCTGGTGGGCCTGGCTGGGGCCGCTGCGGTTACGACCGGAGCGGCCCTTCTTCATTCAGCTGCCGGCTGGATTGTTGGCGGCGGTTTCGCCCTGGTGTGGTCGTTCATGACGGCCCGGGCGGCGGCGCGGGGGGCTGGCTAATGTTCTCCTCCCAACAATTTGGCGTTCAGGACGCGGCCAACCCGGAGCGCGGCTGGATATCCAGCCTGATGGGCGCCGGGGCGCGCAGCGCCGCGGGCGTTCGGGTTTCCCCTGAAAAGGCACTGGCGCTGACCACGCTGCAGGCGTGCGTGACGCAGATCGCCGAATCTGTTGCCCAGCTTCCCTGCGAGCTGTACCGGCGCGATGGAGAAAACCGAGTCCGGGCAATTGACCACCCTGTTTACTCGCTGATTCATCACGCACCTAATCAGTGGCAGACCTCGTTTGAATACCGTGAGCAGCAGCAGATATCGGCAGGGCTGCGAGGTGCCGCTTACAGCTTTATTGAGCGTGATGCGGCAGGCTACCCGGTGGCGCTGATTCCGCTGGACCATCCCAAAGTAACGGTCCTGAAAGGCGAGGACTTGCTGCCGTACTACCGGATTGGCAGCAACCCGGCAATGCCGATGCGGATGATTCATCACGTCCGCTGGTTCACCCTCAACGGCTACACCGGCGTGAGTCCGGTGCAATTGCACTGCGACACCATCGGGTTGGCCCTTGCAACGCAAGACCACGCCAGTCAGGTTTTTGCCAATGGCACCCACCTGGCCGGCGTGTTGGAGCGGCCGGCGGTGGTGGGGCAAACCACGTTGGAGCCGTTGAAGAAAGACCGGGTTCAGGACATCAAAGATAGCTGGCGGGCGGAGTACGCCGGCACCAGCAACGCGATGAAGGTGGCGGTACTGCAAGACGGCATGTCGTTCCGGCCGCTGTCGATGACCAACGAGGATGCGCAGCTGATCGACAGCCGCAAGCTGTCGGCGCTGGAGATTGCCCAGATCTACAAGATGCCTCCGCACAAGGTCGGGCTGCTGGACCGGGCGACCAACAACAACATCGAGCACCAGGCGATTGAATTTGTCGTCTACTGCCTGCTGCCGTGGCTGCGCCGGCACGAGCAGGCCATGATGCGCGACCTGCTGCTGCCGAATGAACGTGACGAGTACTACATCGAGTTCAACGTGGGCGGCCTGCTGCGCGGCGATACACAGACCCGCTATGCCGCGTATGCGGTGGGGCGGCAATGGGGCTGGCTCTCGGTCAACGACATCCGCCGGCTGGAGAATCTGCCGCCGATCCCGGGCGGTGACATCTACCTGCAGCCGCTCAACATGGTTCACGCTGGCGCGGGGCTGCCGAAAGGGGCGGGGGCTTCGGCCGAAGCCATCGACGCCATTCACAAGATCCTGGAGACCCAATGAGAAAGCATCTTTTCCTGCACCAGCTGTTCAACCAGCCGCACATGGTGCTGCCGGACATGCTGCATGAAGCGGTGGCCTGGGCCGGCCTGCGCATGGGCGTCAACCTGCAGCAGGTCAACATCGGTTTGCCGATGACGGCCTGGAAGGAAGACGGCGACCACGGCGCAGTGCAAGCAGTCTCCGCCGAGGACCGGCGCATGGAGGCCGCGCGCGGCAGCGGCGTGCTGGTGATGCCGGTCGCCGGCATCTTGGTGCCGCGGACCAACGATGTAGGGCTGTGCTCGAACCAGGCCAGCTATGAAGGCCTGCGCAGCCAGCTGAATGCCGGCCTCAACGACCCGAGCATTGAACACATCGTTGTCGACCTGGCCACGCCCGGCGGCGCGGTATCCGGCTGCTTCGAGTTTGTGGACGACATCCGCGCCGGTCGCGACGTCAAACCGATTACGGCGCTGGTTCACTACAGCGCTTTCAGCGCCGGCTACGCCATTGCCAGCGCCTGCAGCGACATCGTGCTGTCGAAGACTTCCGGCGTCGGCTCCATCGGCGTGATCATGAAGCACGCCGACTTCAGCCAGAAGCTGGAAAACGAGGGGGTGAAGGTCACGACCCTCTACCGCGGCGCTCGCAAAGACGACATGTCGCAGACCGGGCCGCTGAGCGAGGAGGCTATGGCCGCCGCCGACAGCATGCTGGACCACTACTACGAAATGTTCTGCGACACCGTCGCGCAGAACCGTGGCATGAAGGTGTCCGCCGTGAAGGACACCGAGGCCGGGCTGTTCTACGGCGGCAAGGCGATTGAGGCCGGACTGGCCGATAGCCTGGAAAGCCAGCAGCAGGCGGTGAACCGTATAGCCGCCGGTGTCGCCGCCAAGCGCGCCAGCGTGCCGAAAGCGCGCCGCAGCACTCAGGCCATTGCCGCATCCATGGCCATGAGCCTGAACCTTAAACACTGATCCAACGCGCCGCCGCACGGCGACGACAACCCAGCTCCGAAAGGAGCTTTTTTTATTTCTACCGCCGAGAGGCGGTTTTTTTTCGTCTGGAGAAAACCGAATGTCGAAGATCGTAGAACTGAAGCGCCGCCGTGCCGAACTGTCCGCCAAGGTGGCCGAGATGGCCGCCCTGGAGATTGCCGGCGAGGTGATGAGCGCCGAGCAGATCGAGCAGATCAATGCCATGCACGCCGAGTTCAACCAGCTCGGCGCGCAGCTGCAACGGCTGGAAGCTGCTGAGCAGATGCAGGCGGCAGCTGCCGTTCAGGTGGAGAGCCTGAACGCTCAAGGCGCGCCGCCGGAGGACAAACTGTACGCCCAGCCTGCCGGCAAGAAGGTTGCCGGCGCCGGTGTCGCTCACCTGGCCATGGCCCTGATCGAGGCTCAAGGCAACTACCAAGCCGCCGCCAACATCGCCGACCAGCGCGGCTACGGCGCTGAGGTGGCTGCTGCCCTGAATACCGCCACGCCTTCGGCTGGTGGCGTGCTGGTGCCGACCAATCTGGCGAGCGAAGTGATCGAACTGCTGCGCCCGAAAACCGTGGTTCGCCGCCTGGGTGCCCGCTCGCTGCCGCTCAACAACGGCAACTTGACCATCCCGCGCCTGAAGGGGGGCGCGCAGGTCGGCTACATCGGCACTGACACCGACGCTCCGGTCACCGGCGCTCAGTTCGACGACCTGAAGCTCTCGTCCAAGAAGATGGCCGCGCTGGTGCCGATCAGCAACGACCTGCTGGCCAACTCGGGCATCAGCCCCAACGTGGACCGCGTGGTGGTGGACGATCTGACCTCGGCCGTCGGCGCGCGCGAGGACAAGGCGTTCCTGCGCGATGACGGCAGCGGCAACCTGCCCAAAGGCCTGCGCTTCTGGGCGCTGCCGGGCAATGTGTTCCCGGCTCCGGCGATTGCCACCATCGACGCCGCGGCGCTGCAGGCCATCGAGCTGTTCCTCAATACGCTGATCCTGGCGCTGGAAGGCGTTGACGCCAACATGGTGCTGCCGGGCTGGGTGATGTCGCCGCGTACCTACCGTTTCTTGGAAGGCCTGCGCGACATGAAGGGCAACAAGGTTTATCCGGAGCTGGCCCAGAAGCAACTGAAAGGCTACCCGGTTGGCCTGACTACCCAAATCCCGAACAACCTGGGCGCCGGCGGCGACGAATCGGAACTGTATTTTGCCGACTTCGCCGATTGCTTCATCGGCGAGGACCAGGCCTTGATGATCGACTTCTCCAAGGAGGCGACCTACAAGGACGGCGACGGCAACGTCATCAGCGCCTTCCAGCGCGATCAGACCCTGATCCGCGTGATCGCCAAACACGATTTCGGCCCGCGCCACCGCGAGTCGATCGCCATCGGCACCGGGGTGAAGTGGGGCAAGTAAGGCAGTAGCGGCCGGGCTTCCGGCCGCGAACAACTCAAGCTGGAGAGCGAGATGGACAAAATTGTAGTCAAGTTTTTGAAGCCGCATGGCATCTATACCCCTGGCGATATCGCCGGCTTCGATGAATCGCACGTGGAGCGGCTGGAGAAACTGTCCGAGTCCGGTGTCGTTGAGCTGTATAAAGCCGACAAGGCGGACGAAGGCGTCGACGCTAACAAGCGGCAAGGCAACACCGGCCGCCGCGGTGCTGCCGGCGAGGCCAGCTGATCATGGCCGCCGTGGTGACCCAGCGCAGCGCGGCGACGGTGTTGACGCTGGGGCAAATCAAACAGCAGTGCAACATCGATCTCGACATGACCGATGACGACGAGCTGCTGATGCAGATGGAGCGGGCGGCAGTTCGCGCATGCGAGGGAAAGCTCAAGGGGCCGTTGCTCACGGCGAGCTACCGTGAGACCTTCGGTCAGTGGCCGCTGATCCCTTCGTTGCTGCTGCAGACCGCGAATGCCAAGTCGGTGCAATCCATCATGCTGCGCCAGGCCGGCCAAGTGGTGGAATGGCGCGACTTCGTCGCACTGGAAGATGGGCCGCACCTGTTCATCCGGCCGCGCGCGGCGTGGCCGAAGATCGACGCCGCGCCGGATGCGATCCAGATCACCTACATGGCAGGGTTCGGAGCCGCTGGCGACCATGTCCCTGAGGATATTCAGCAGTGGCTGCTGTACCGAGTCGGCACATTCTACGAGTTCCGCGAGCAGTTCATCGCCGGGACCATCGTGACCGATCTGCCGAAATCGTTCGTTGACGAGATGCTGACGCCTTACGCAATGCAAGTGGTGGCGCTATGAGAGCCGGCCGCCTGCGGCATCTGGTCCAGATCCAGCGCGAGGTAAAGCGTAAAAACGACCACGGCGAGAACGTCAGCGGCTGGGAGTTAGTCTGCAAGACCCGGGCAAACGTAGCCGACATCACCGGCCGCGACCGGATCGGAGATGTCACGCTGCATCAGATAGACGCCCGGGCCTTCCTGCGCTGGCGGACAGGCATCGAGGCCGGCATGCGCCTGGTCCACGTCAAAGACGGCGTGACCAGAACCTACACCGTCAAATCGCCGCCGATAGACCGCGACGGCCGGCGCCGCGATATGGAACTGATACTGGAGCTCGACGATGGACGTCAGCCTCAAAGCCGATGACGCTCGGTCCCGGATTTTCGCGCGGCTGGAGGGGCTGGCCGGCGCGGTGGAAGAACGCCGCGAACTCAGCCGGCCGCTGCTGGCCGGCGTCAAAATCATCATGCGGCGCGCCAAGCAGTTGGCGCCGCGGGACAGTGGTTTCCTGCGGTCGCAGATTATCGCATGGACCAACGTCCGCAAAACCGATGCACCGCTAACCGGCTTTGTCACCGTGGCCACCAGGGCCAAGCGCAACCGCGTCGGCGCGTTGAGCCGCGCCAAGTTGGCTGCCAAGGCCAGCAGGGGCCGCAAGACTGATCTGGTGACCGCGTACTACGGCCGGTTTGTGGAACTGGGGACCAGCAAAATGGACCCGCATCCTTACTTGTCGCGCGCGGTGGATGAAGTTGGGGATGAGGCGAAAGCGACGGCCATCGCTGGCGCGCGCGAGGTACTGCTCAAAATGGTGGAGGCCAGACTGTGAAGGATTTCGACATTGCCCGCGCGGTGTACCAGAGGCTGGAGCCGGCGCTTCCTGGGCGGGTTGCGCTCGGCGTGCTGGTGCTGGAGCCGGAGGACGTGGCCGAGCCGATGACTGTTATCCATCTCACAGACCATGACCCAGAAGCAAAGAAGGGTCGGGCTGTACGCAACGACCTCACCCTGCTGAAGGTGACGACGATTGTCGATGCGATGCGCGGTGAGGTCTATTCGCGGCTGGAGCCGCACATGGGCGCGCTGCGCCAGGCACTGTTCGTCGATCACAACCTGGGTGGTGTCCACCACATTATCGAGCTGAATGAAACAGGTACTCAATACCGCTTCAACCGTGAGGAGATGACCTACGTCGTCGACCTGGCCATCGAGGTGAAATTCAGACGCAGGGCGGAGGAGCCCTGATTTACCCGCAACACAATCCATCACCGCCGCCCGGCGGTTTTTTTATGCCTACAGGAGACGGAAATGGCAGCAATTCAGGAATACAGCTACATCGGCAACGGCGTGGTGAAAGTTCAGAAGGGCGCGGCCACTGCGCGCGAAGTCGGTAACTGCTCGGGGCTGAGCCTCAAGATCAGTACCGACGAAAAGAAGCTGGTTGATTACACCCGTGGCGGCGGCGGCACGGCCAACAAGGTGACCCGCATCAGCTCGGTTGATGTCGAAATGGATCTGCGCGAGCTGTCGCCGGACAACATCGCGCTGGCTTTGCAGGGCGACGTCACGATTGACGCGACGAGCAAGGAGGCCACCATCGAAGCGCTGACCCAGTTGGGCACCGAGTACAAGCTGATCTTCGAAGGTCTGAACGAGGCGCAGAGCGGAGCCAAGGTCAATCTCACCATCCATCGCTTCAAGCCTAGCCCGGCCGACGACCTGGCGCTGATCGGCGACGATTTCGCCACGCTGAAGCTCAAGGGCGGCGTGTTGGCTGACCGCACCAAGACCGGCGGCAAGTCCATGTACTTCCAGGTGGTGATGGCGACGCAGACGTCGTGATGCCAGTGCCGGCGAGGCCGCCGGGCAAGGAGCGGAAATCCCACAATAGGAATTTGTTTTGTCGTGACGCGATAGTCGGCGCTAACGCTTACTGGAAAGTCACGACGATGATTGTCCTTTTCATGGTTTCCGTTCTATTTCTGATCCGGCGGGTTCAAGAGCTGAGCTTGCTGTCGTTCATCAAGCTTGTTGTTGTCCTTTGCCTGCTTTGCTTGCTTTCTTACCTGGTCCCGAAATGAAAAAAAGCAAAATCACCACGCTGGATATCGACCGTGATGTGGTCTGCCGCGAACTGACAGTCGCCGAGATCCGCGCGTTGTTTGAGTACACGCCGGCGGATCAAGTCGATGCGTTTCTCCTGCCTGGCATCTCGCTGACCGAGCTGGCCGCCATGACCGACTTGTCGCTGAAAGAAATGGCGGCGCTGCCGCCGTCGCAGCTTGAAAAAGTCCTGGCCGATTGCCGGGAGGTCAATTCGTATTTTTTCGACATGCAGGCCCGCCTCGAAAAGCTACTCGCGTCGACGCGGTCCTGAAGCAGTTCGATATGCTGGTTTCGGCCCTGATCCGCCTGGGTCATAGCGAGGCCTGGCATTACACCCACTCCCAGTTTCAACACGCGATAGACGAAGCCGAGGCCGCCCATGGCAAGCAATGACATGTTGATCCGCATGGTGATGGCCGGCGATGCGTCACCGTTCCTGAAAGAAGTGGTGGCCGCAGAGCAGAAATTCGGCAGCGCGCTGCAGGGTATGTCGGCTACTGCCGCCAAAATGGAGCTGCTCGGCAAGGCCCAGGAAAGCGCGAAGAAGGCCGCCGCCGAGTTCTTCAAGCTGAAGAAGGAGAGCGAGGCGTATCAGAAGGCCATCGCCATGGCGACCGGGCCAACCAAGGATCTTGAAAAGGCCCTGTCCACGACGGACAAGGCACTGGACCGGGCCGAGAAGTCCATGCGCAGGCAGATAGACTCGGTCCAGGGTCTGCGCAAAGAGCTGAGCGCCGCCGGCGTCGACTCGCGGAATCTGGCCGCGGCCCAGGCGGAGATGGCCGCAAAAATTGATTCAGCCCGTGCCCGGCTGGTCCCGCGGCAGAAGATGAACCGCGCGAAGGAAATCCTTGGGCTTGGCGATGACGACGCCGGCCGCAGTCTGCAACTGGCGCACGCCGCTTACAACCGGCTGATCAACAGCGGCCAGCTCAACTACAGCGAGCAGATCGCGGCGGCCCAGGCTTTCCAAGCCAAGATTCGTGAAGTCCGCGGCGAGTTGGCGGCACCGGCCGGATCTGGCTTCCTGTCCGGCGTCCGGGGCGAGATCATCGGCACCGTCGCCGCGCTGGGCTCGCTGACTGGCGCAGTCCAGGCAACCATGAGCGTCCTCAATAAAACAGGGGCTTTTGAGACGCTGCAAGTTCAGCTAAACAACGTGGAAAAGTCTGCGGTGCTCGGCACCCACACCTTCAAGCAGCTGAAGCAATTGGCGCTGGACACACCGTTCGGTGTGCAGGGGTTGACCCAGACCTACACCCAGTTGAAGAACTTCGGCCTCGACCCGATGGCCGGCGCTCTCCAGGCGATTACTGATCAGTCCGCAAAACTCGGCGGCAGCCAGGAAACGCTGACTCGGATTGCACTGGCCTTGGGCCAGGCGTGGAGCAAACAGAAGCTGCAGGGCGAAGAGGTCTTGCAGTTTGTTGATGCCGGCGTGCCGGTGTGGGATCTGCTCGGCAAGAAGTTGAACAAGACCACCGCCGAACTGCAGGACATGGGGAGCAAGGGCCTGCTGGGACGTGACGTGATCCGCCAATTGATTCAGGCAATGGAGGAGGAATCCAAAGGCGCCGCTTCATCGCAGGTTGGCACATGGCAGGGCATGGTGTCCCAGTTACAGGACATCTGGGATCAGTTCCTGGCTGAGGTTGGCAACAATGGTCCGCTGGAAGCTGCAAAATCGCAGATCAAGTCCCTGATGGATGCCATCGCCCAGGCAATGGCAGATGGCTCCGCCGCCGACATGGGACGCAATCTCGCTGCGATCATCAGCACGCTGGGCGAAACCATCCGTGAGACGGTCGGCTTTGTTCGTGAACACGCTGACGCCATCAAGCTTTTGATCGGCAGCTATGTGGGCATGAAAGTGCTGGTGCAGGTCGTGCAGTGGGTGGGTGCGCTGTCCGCGGCGCTGAATACGCTGCGCGCTATTGGATCGACCAAAATCGCGATTGGGATGGCCGTCGATTCGTCTGGCATTGCCAGGGCGATAGGTGAAATCGCGCTTCTCAAGACCGCGATTGGAGCGATACCTATTGCTGCTGTGGCAGGGTTTGCCGCTTTCGGCCTTGCCGCGGCGGCGGGGGCCAAGGTTGCGATTGATCAGTTCGAAATCTGGAATGGTCAGCAGCAGCGCGCGCTCGATTTGAGCCGCGAAATTCTTAAGCAGTACCAGAGCGTAGGTAACCCGACGAAGTTCCAAACGATTGACACGCCTATTGTCGGTTCGGCAGCCCTGAATGGTTATAGCCGTGAACAACTGGCGCTATATGACGATGCTCTTCAAAGGGCATTGAAAACCAAGCAGCTGCTGCTCCAGCAGCGAGCCGAGTCGGTGGAGCGCGGCGGCGGTGACGCCACCCAGGACGCCGAGGCGCGGAGGCTGGCGCGTGAGTCTGCGGCATACAGCAAGGCCCTGGCCGACTACAAGGCCTACACCGAAAACCGCGTCAAAGAAGAGGAGCGGTTCGGCAAGAACGTCGACGCGGTGCGCAACGGCGCGCTGGCTGGCCTGGCCGAAAAATTGGCGAAGGAGCAGAAGCTTTACGACAAAGCCAACGATGCGCTCAAGACGGCGACCGAGGCCCGCAAAAAGCATCAAGAGGCCTGGTATGGCAACAAGGCCGTTGACCCGGCGAAGAAGGCCAAAGACCCGGCGACCATGGGCGTCACCGACTACTACGAGGGATTGTCGAAAGCGAATGCCCTCGGGCGGAAGGCGCAGGAGAGCCAGGCCCAGGCGGCCAAGACGGGGAAGGATGCCGACCTTCGGCAGGCCGCGCGCGACGCCACGGCGACGGAGAAGGCCTTCGAAAGCTTGATGGACACCATCAACAAGCTGCGCGAGGCCGGCAAGATCACGGAGGGGGAGTTCAACTTCTTCAACGACCAGGCCGGCAAAGCGCAGGATGGTTTCGACGCCAAGGCGGAAGGCCAGGCCACCGACCAGTTGCAGCAGGCGATGCAGAAAATCGAGGAGCTGAAGAAGGCCGCGGACTCTGTCAAGCGCCTGCAGGTTGGGTTCGACACGGAGAAAGGCAATCTTGATCTGGACAACTTGATCGCACGCTTTCAAGCGGCGGCCGACGCGAAGCCGATCAAGATCCCGGTGCAGTATGTCGGCCAGGACGGGAAGTACCTGACCGATGCTCGGAAAGATGTTGGCCTGCCCGAGAAACCGCCAGGCTTCTCCGGTGGCGGCTGGACTGGCCCCGGGGGGAAGTATGAGCCGGCCGGCGTCGTCCACGGCGGCGAGTTCGTGCAAACGCAAGAGCGGATGCGCGAGCCCGGCGCGCTGGCTTTCATGTGGGATTTCCACCGGCGGGGCATGGGCGCGCTTCAGGATTGGCGCGGCTACGCCAACGGCGGGCTGGTCGGCGCCGCGCTGCCGACGTTCGCCGACCGCATCAGTCTGCCGGATGTCGGCGGGCTGGCGCAGCCGGCGGCCAAGGCCCTGGGCACCTTGATGCTGTCGCTGGGAGGCCAGCAATTGGCGGTATCGGCTGACCCTGGCGAGGCAGGCGACTTCATGGCCGGCGTCCGCCGGCTGCAACTCAAATCGTGAGGCGGTATGAACGCACCCATGTTCCAGATTGGCGGGCTGGTTTGCCCGCTGTTGTCGCATCTGGATTTCACCCAGAACTATGAGCAACTGGCGTCGCGGGTCACGCTGCGCTCAGCCAGCGGCGCGGGCTTCCGGCAAACGCGCTGGACGCGGCTGAAAACCTCGCTCCAGGGCGGTGGTTGGCTGCCGGCCGGCCTGTCCGCGCTGGACCTGTCCCAGCCGCTGGAGCTGTGGTGCGCGTCGCCGCGCGCCATCGCAAGCCCGGCGGCCAGCATTGCGCTTCCGGCGCATCGCCAAGACATGGGCGTTTACGGTTTCGCGGTGCTGGCCGGCGGCGAGACGGTGGAAACCGTAGTGGAGGTGTCCGGCGCGGTGGCCATTCTCGCGCCGGTGCCGGGCGTGGTCGGCTACCAGGTCAGCTATTGGCCGGTGCTGACCGTGTTCGCCGAGCTGACGGAAACCGGTGATCTGGCCGCCGGCAATTTTCAGTGGACGCTCAACTGCGAGGAGGTGTGATGGACATCTACTGGAACGACCTCAAGGCGGATTTGCCCACCGGCCTGTCCCCGATGCAGATGGGAAACCCGGACATGTTGATGCTGCGTGCGTTCGGCATCACGATGCCGCCGGCGGATAAGCGCAACCGGCGGACGGTGGTGTGCTTTCGCGCAAACGACGGCAGTAAGGCCGAGCTGATGCACCTGGACTTTCAGGAGTTCTTTATCAACCGTGCCGCTGAGCCGGTGCGCGTCGGCGGAGAGATGCAGCAGCAGCAACACAACTGGGACGGCGTGGCCTGCCAGGCCTTCGTCACCCAGTCCGCGGCGTCGCTGAGCGCGCTGTTCAAGCGGCCCACTCAGGCGTTTGAAGCTGAGGCGATGCCGACGGTGCCGTCGGTGCTGTTCGATCTGAGCGGGCTGCCGGCCGGCACCGATTGCTATGTCTATGCGCCAAACACCAAGGCGGTGGCCTGGCCGCGCTGCACATTCGTTGTAGCCAACAACAGCGGAAATGTGTTCACCCTACAGAACGACGGCACGATCAAAAACAAGGACGGCTCGGTGGTCGTGCCGCCGCAGATTGGTCCAGGCCAAACCAGGGCCTGGTATCTCGACCTGATGATGCATGTGCCCTCGATGTGGGGCGATACCAGCACGCCGCCGGCGGCATACGTTTTGAATGAGCTGAGACTCCCATGATTCTGACCCCCATTGCCGGCGCGCCGCTGGCAGCGCTGCCTGGCCCGAGCAAAAGCCCGGGCGAGCGCGGTGTTGTCAGCCTGCCGCTGGCGCTGTCAAAAGGCGCGGTGGCGCTGTCCTTGCCGCTGCACCTCGTGGCGCTGGGCAGCCCGCGGCACGCCGGGCAATGGGATGTTCGCGCGGTGCTGGAGCAGCAGGATGTCAGCGCCTGGCTTACTGGCTCTGTTCGGATTGAGGCCGAGGAGGGGCTCGCGCGGATCTGCGAAATCCAGCTGCTGCCGGGCGCGCCCTACACGCTGGCCAGCGTCAGCGGAAAGCGGCTCATGGTGGACCTGCAATGCGAGCCCGGCGGCGCGTGGTATCGGCGATTCACGGGGCGCGTCGAAATGCCGGAGTTGAGCAGCGCCACCGGCGTGCTGACGCTGCACGCCACCGACGGCCGCCGCGATCTGCTGGCGCGCAAGACGCGGGCGGACTTGGCGTCGCTGCTGGGGGGGCACTGGTCCGACTTGGTGTTCAGCCCGGACGCGGATTCGCTGCGCTACTCGGAGGACCGGTTGTCGACGGTGCAGGCATCGTTTGATCTCGACGTGTACGGCAATCCGCGGGTGACGCCGTGGCGCGCCGGGCCGGCGGCGTTTCGCTTCGACGCCGGAGTGATCCTCGATCAGTCCTTGCAGCTGAAAACGAACAGGCTGGCGGAATTGTTCAACACCGTGGAGGCGAAGTTCGAATTCCGCTTCCCACGGCTGAACGAGTGCCGGCACCGGTTCACATGGGAGAACAGCCAGCGGCTGGCGGACTTCTTCCTTGGCAAATTCCGCTATCCGGAGAAATCAGCTGTCGCCGGCGCCGCCAGCGGTACGGGCTGGACAGTGGTGAACACGACTTATCTGTCCAGTCCGCCCCAGCAGTATTTTTCAGAAAACGGCGTGCTGTACTTTTGGAAGAACCCGTTCACCAGCACCCCCGAGGCAGACCCCTATTGCAGCCGGGCCGAAGTAGATCTCAAGTGGCGATGCGCCCAGCAGATCACGGAAGAAATCAAGGTGGTGGCGGTGGCGCCGGACTCAGTGGCCGCCTATGGCACGCGCAAGAAGGAAGGCAGCACCGGCCAGTTGGCGGTCGAGGTCGATACCAGCGGCTGGGAGAAAGGCGAAGCGACGTTTGACGGGCCGATGCCGGATCTGGATTGGCTGCCCGGACAGGGCCGTGCGCAGGTTAATGTCGCGCTGCAATGCCTTCTTGCCGAGGCTGCGGCGCAGATTGCCGCGAGTCACCGCAATGCGACCCTGACGTTTCAGGTGCCGGCGCATTCGGAGCTGGACGTGTGCCACACCGTAGCTGTCGAGCATCCGCAAGTCGATGCCGTCGGCAAAGTGCAGCGGGTGGTGACCACCCTCGACACTGGCAGCGGCCGCGCGGTCGACGAAATCACGATGGTGCTGTTCGGCGCGCTGGCGGTGGGGACGGTGCCGGTTGATCCTCTGCCGGCTCCGAAAAAGCCGGAGATCCCGCAGCCTCCAATGAGCACCACCGGCAGCGGGCAAACGACGCTCGACGTCAGCAACACATCGACGGCAACGCATGATGGCTTCCTGGGCTTTTCGGACAAGCCGTCGACCGAGGATGCAACGCGAGCGTCCGAGTTCCGCATCACCGTGCCGGAGATACCGGCCAGCACGCGCGACCCGCTGACCGCGCCGGCGACAGTGTCGTACCGAGTCGGCGTGCCGGCGGACATCATCACATTGAAGAGGGGTTAGGTATGGCGGTGACGTTGGGGTTTTACAGCGACGCGGCGCTGACCGTGAAACTGGCCGGTCTGCCGCTGAGGATGGCGGCGGATGGCCAGCGGATGGCCGCACGGTTCTGGTTGGGATCGCCAGACCCCGGCACGTTCAACCCCGGCTCGGCGCCACTGCAGCTGGCGCCGCTCAGCGCCGGCAGCGGTGAGCCGATTGAGTCGATCCGCCTGGCGAGGACCGAGGCCGCACTGGAAACGGCACCGCCCGGCGGCGCGCTGGAATTGCCGGCGCCGCTCCAGGGCGGTGCGGAGAACGCGCTCGAAATCTGGGTGCGCTGGGACCACGCCGGCAGCAACGGCGCGTGGTCGAATGTGAGTTTGACGCTCGGGGAGGTCATCCAGACATGAAGCAGTCCGACGCTAAGATGCTGGCGCAGACGCTTGAGCAGACGCGGCGCGCCGGCCAGGCCAAGGCCGCCTTGCCGAAGCTGCCCGCGCCGGGTGCACTGCCGGCGAAGACCGGCGCCGGCCGCGGTACGGTCAGCGCGCCGACGGCATCTACTGGCGCCATCGCCGGGCCGCTGGTGGAGAAGGACGCGAGCCTGCGGCAGTACCATCCGGAAACTAGCATGACGACCAGCGACGGGCTGTTCGTGATCAAGGTTCAGCCCATCAAACAAGTCACGCTGACCGACGCCAACGGAAAGCCGGTGGTGATGGAGTACGCCGTGCCATGAAGCTGGATACCCGTTCACCGCTGCCGATGGCGCGGCCGACCGCGGTTGGCCATCCGTTCCACGGACTCGTCAAACAGGGGCTGACGCTGCCGAATGGCCGCGTTGTTCCCTATAGCGTGCTGGGGATTTCAACCAAGTTGCAGGTGCCGGGCTGGGATGGGCAGGAGCAATACGACCCGGTCACGGGCTATCGCTGGTTGCCGTATGCGATCTATCAGCGCTACAAGTTTTTCGACGGCTGCTATTTGTACGGTCAATTCATCAACAACTGCGACTGGCTGGTGGCCTTCGGCGTGGCTGATATTTGGGCGGTGGCGATCACCGCCAGCGGCCTTGACCTGAAATGCCTGAACCGGCCCGGCTCGAAATCCTTTCCGCTGAACTGGGGGCCGGTGGCGGATGCCTTCCAGCCGAAGTCCGGATGGGATCGGAGATTGGCCGCCGTCTCAATCTCGGGCAATTCTGCCGCGATGACGTTCGTAAGGGGATCGACTCTGATATCTGCTTCGCTCGCAGTATCAGAAAACAATGCAGCCATTCAATTTACTACCCATCAAAACCAAATACCTTGGCCGGGATATGAATGGATTCGAACTACGACAACGCAATTAGTTGCGGCCACGAGGGCCGTTGGTACGGCTGTTTCGACATGCGGCATGACCGTTTTATCTGTCTCTGAGTCTTCTGTTGGAGGTGGGGGGCGCAAGGTGACGGCACTTGGCGAGCATCGGGTGGGCAATGTACCTCTGGGGCGCTTTAGGTCATCCCAGTATTTCGACATGCCTCCCGGCCCTGTTCCAAATGATGATGCGGACATCCCGCACGGGGTATTGCAGAAACCTGGATTTGTCTGGCTGGTTCATCCGATGTATACGCCAATTGATGATGGGGCTGTAGTTGTAAACGGATATGTCCCATCGACAGGACTATTCACGCCTTACGGGGTCGTCGACATCGTTTCAGGTAATGGAACGCTGTGGGATGGTCCAGCGGATAATCACGTTGCCATCCACCCGGTCACCCGACAAGTGGTATTTGATTCGCAGCCAATCTGCTTTGCCTGACCCGCCGCCGGCGGGTTTTTTCATGGAGCTTCAATGGATCATTTCAAGGGTGATACCTGGCGTCGGCATGTCCGGCTAGAGTCCGGCCAGCTGTCGGCGCGGCCGGTGGCGGCGATTGACTCCAGCGGCGCGGCCGTCCGGCTGAGCGTGCCGGCGCATGGCCTGCCACCCGCCTGGCGCGCCGCGGTGACCGGCGTTGCGCTGCCCGGGCTGACCGCGCGCAACCGGCCGCCGGTGGTGGATGACTTCCACCAGGTCATGGCGATTGATGCGAACACGCTGGAGGTGATCAACGTGTCCGGTGCTGGCTGGCCGCATTACACCGGCGGCGCAGTGTTGCAGTTCGGCGCGCCGCTGGATCTTGCCGGCGTGAGCGCGCGGGCGACGTTTCGGCCGCCGGGTGGCCCGCCGCTGCTCGTGTTGTCGCAAGCGCCGGCGCTGGTCGTGGATCCGGGTGGCGTCTGGATTACCGCGCCGCCGGAGGAAACCGTGCGCTGGCCTTCCGGGCCGATTGTCTGCGCGCTGGCGCTGACATGGCCTGACGGCGCGGTGCAGACCATCATTGCCGGTCGCTTCACGGTGAAGGAGCCGGGCGATGGATAAAGAAGCGGTGGCTGTGGTGGTGGAAACAAGCGCGGTGACGGTGGTCGTTGAGCAAACGCCTGAACTGCGGGTGATTGAAGGCGTGCCCGGACCTGTCGGGCCGCGGGGGAAAAATGTGGTCGATGACTTCGACCTCGACATAGCCCTGCTTTACCAGATAGCGAAACTTTGAGGAGAATCCCATGAGCTTGCAGACACGAATTGCCGAGCTGGCCCAGGCCATCGGTATCGACATCAAAGCCCTGACCGCGGCGCAAGGTAGCCTTGCCGCGCTGAACACGTCGCAGAAGACCAGCCTTGTCGCCGCAATCAACGAACTCCAGGCGCTGGCCGGCGGCGGCGCAGTGATCGACGACACGGCGGCGAGCGCTGGCAAAGCCTATTCGTCGGCCAAGGTCGTCCAACTGCTGGCCGACCTGAAGTCGCAGATTCTGGGCGGCGCCAGCTCCGCTTACGACACGTTGTTGGAGATCGAGCAGAAGCTCGGGGCCGACGATAACGCCATCGCCGGCCTGCTGGCTGCGGTCAATGCGCGGGTCAGCTATGCCGACGCCCAGACGCTGACCGCCCAGCAAAAGGCCACGGCCTGCTCAAACATTGGCATCGGCGACCCTGAAACGGATTTCGTCGCTGCCTACAACGCCGGTAAAGCGTGATGCTGGCCGCCAACATCGCCGCGGGCTTCAATGCCGCCGGGCGGGACATGAAGGCGTTGGCGGCGGCCGGACAGATTGCTTACTTTGCTGGCCAGCATCCGCCGGCGGGCTGGCTGCGCGCCAATGGCGCGGCGCTGCCGCGTGCGCACTATGCGGAGCTATTCGGCTTGCTCGGCAGTGCCTTCGGTGGCGGCGACGGCGTTAACACGTTCAACCTCCCGGCGGTGCCTGCGCCAGCAGGGTTGATGGCATGTATCCGTGCTGGTGGCCAGGCGGTGCAGTCGCCCAGGTCCGCGACCGTGCATGCCTTCCAGCCCTCGACGGGTGAATACCTCGGCGCGCGACAGGCGGACATCTCGCCGAATGAACCGGGCGACGTGGTGCTGTTGCCGCCTTTCTGCACCATTGCGACACCGCCGGCCGCCGGAGCGAACCAGGCGGCAGTCTTCGAAGGTGGTCAGTGGCGGCTGGTGCCGGACTACCGCACGTCCAGAATCTGGAGCACCGCAACCGCGGTGAAGGTGACGGCCCAGCTTGGGCAGTCGCTGGCCGACCTGGGCGCCACGGACCAGCCGCCGCCGTTCTTCAGTGTGTGGGATGGGCAGGCCTGGCAGGTGGATCAGGCCGCCAAGAATGCCGCCGATGCCGTCGCAGCCCAGCCGGAGTTCCGCTATCTCGATGACTCGACACGGCGCAATGCGCTGATTCAGCAAGCGCAGCAGGACGCGCGCCAGATGCTGCTGCTGGCGTATGCGGCGCGCAAGCCGCTGGAAGTCGTGGCACTGGCTGGCTCCGCAACGCAGGCCGAATTGGACCTGCTCGCGGCGTGGAAGCGGTATTGCAATGCGCTGGCGAAGATCGCCCAGCAACCAGGCTATCCGGCCTCAATCGTATGGCCGGCGCCGCCGGCCTGATGCACGTAAACGAATAGATTTACCACCTGGGCCTCCGGCCCATTTTTATTTCTGGGAGGGGAAATGCGGGATATGGGCAAAGCGGGGGAGTTCGCATCGGAAGCGGCCAAGGCGGCGCCGCCGGTGACGATTAGCGCGGTCAGCTTGTACGGCATCAGCCTGGCGGACTGGGTCAGCATTTTGACTATCGCCTATTTGCTGATGCTGTTCTTCACGTCGGGGCCGAAGGTGGTCGCGGCGGCGCGCCGCTACGTGACGGAATTCAAGGGATGGAGGGCGGGGAAATGAGCAAGGCGAAATTCATCGTGGGTGGCGCGCTGGCGCTGGGCGTGGCCATTGTCTCGCAGTTCGAAGGGCTGCGGACCAAGGCCTACCTCGACCCGGTGGGCATCCCGACGATCTGCTACGGCAGCACGGCCGGGGTAAAGCTGGGGCAGACGCGGACGGTGGAGGAGTGCAAGGAACTGCTGGCGGGGGAGTTGGGCAAATCGATGGCCGCAGTTGACCGGCTGGTCAAGGTGCCGCTGCCGGCCCCGCGCAAGGCGGCGCTGGGCTCGTTCGTCTACAACGTCGGCGAAACGGCGTTCTCGCGCTCCAGCATGCTGCGCAAGCTGAACACCGGCGACTGGCGTGGCGCATGCAATGAGCTGCCGCGCTGGAGTTACGCGAATGGCGTGCAACTGCCGGGACTGGTCAAGCGGCGCGCCGCGGAGAGGGAGCTATGTTTGCGCAACTGAAATTGCTGGCCGGGCTGGCGCTGGTGGTGGCGTTGGCCGCCGCCGGCTGGCACTACTTCCAGGTGCTGGCCGAGCGCGACACCGCAGCACAGCGCGCAGCGGCGGCGGAACTCGTGGCGGCCGGCGAGAAGGTGGCCAGGGCCACGGAGCAAAAAACAGCTCGTACCGACAATGCGGCCGCCGCCGCTTATCAGAAGGAACTAGAGAATGGAAAAGTTGAATTGCAGAGCTCTATTGCTCGTCTGCGCGCTCAGCTCCGGCTGCGCGACCAACTCGCTGCCCGCGCCGGGAATCTGCCCGCAGCTGCCGCCGGCGCCGGCCAGCGTGATGGTGAAACGGGAGCCGACTTTCTTGCAGCGCATGGAGACGATGCTCTCCGACTCACTGCCGAAGCCGACGACGCAGTCCGGCAACTCAGTGCCTGCCAAGTGATCCTGGCCGGCGACCGCGCCGGCGTCGAGTGATGTCTATGGTCGAGTGATGTCTATGCTGGAATCTGGCAACCACCGGATTCCAGCATGTGCGTCAACTTCACCCCTCCCACCCACCGCCAATTGCTGGACGGCTTCGGCCTGGACGCCGCCGGCTTGGAGTGGCGCGCCGAGACTTGGCAGGACTACCCCGCGCCCATCATCACCGCGGCCGGCCTACTGATGGCCAGTTACGGCTTTATCCCCAAACCGCACCTGCCGCCGGGCGTGCGGCTGACAACGATGAACGCGCGAGCCGAAACGATAGGGGAGAAGCCGACGTACAAAGGCGCGTGGCGCCGGTGCCAGCTTTGCATAGTGCCGATGCTGGCTTTTTTCGAGCCGTGTTATGAGTCAGGCAAAGCAGTGCGCACCCGTATCAGCATGGCCAGCGGCGAGCCCTTTGCTGTGGCCGGTATGTGGCGAGAGTGGCAGGAGCCGGACGGCGGCGTCTCGCATGCGTTCACGCAGATCACGATCAACGCAGACGAGCATCCTCTGATGAAGCGCATGCACAAGCCGGGTGACGAAAAGCGCTCACTGGTAATCCTGCCGCGCGAGCGGTTCGGCGACTGGCTTGCGTGCCGCGAACCGGAGCAGGCGCGGGCGATGCTGGCGCTGTTTCCCGCTGAATTAATGTGCGCAGAGCCAGCGCAACGGATGACCGGAGCAAATGGAGAGGAGAGAGGCAATGGATAAATCAGACTTCATGAAAGAGGAGTATCTAACCCTTCGCAAGGAAGTTGAAACCGCTGTGGCCGAACTGTCAAACGTAGAGCGACAGGCTTTGTTTGCCTCAGCCATAATTTACTCTTGGTTATCGACTACCAAATTTAGCTCCTCAGTAATATGGTTGGCGTGGTTCGTGCCTACGATGATTATTTCATTCAGCGGGCTCAGGTGTTTCACCATAGGGCAGCATTTACGCCGTTTGAGTACTTACATAAAAAAAATTGAGGCTGAGATGGCCTCTCAAAATCAGTACGCGACCGGCTGGGAGCACTTTCATAGTACTGAGACAAGAAATAAGCTTAGAACGTCTGTCACATTGATTTTTTGGATCGCCGCTTTGGTGGCAACAGTTATTATAGGGTTGGGTAACCAATGCCATTAAGAAACGGTCAATAGCTCCTCCCAACTGGTTGTATATCTGTTGGACCTCAAATCCTGGCGCATGTGCCAGTCGGCTGTCAGCTGCTCGGCGGCGGTGCGCAGCGTGCCGCGTCCCCAGTCCCGGTTGATCTTGTCCATGGCGGCCATCAACCGCGCTCGGCGCGGATCCGGCGGCGCGGCGAACAGGTCCGACTGCTGTACGCCTTCGTCGCCGATCTCCAGCAGCATGATGCCGGCCTTGTGATATCGGAAGCCCGGCCGGAAGACGTGACGCAGGCCGGCCAGCGCCGCTTTGGTGATCAGCAGCGTGTCGCTGCTCGGCTGGACAAGCGGCACGACGATATAGGGCCGGTATTGCGGCGTGTCGGCAAACGGGCTGGTCATGATCTGCACTGCCACGAGCTTGGCCACGCTGTGCTGCTGGCGCAGCTTCTCGGCGCCGCGGGCGGCATGGTGCGCCACCGATGCTGCCAGGGTGGCCAGGTCGGTGACTTTCTCGCTGAACGAGCGCGAGGCGATAATCTGCTGCTTGGCCGGCGCTACGTCCTCCAGCGCCAGGCAGCTGACGCCGTTCAGTTCCTGCACCGTCCGCTCCACCACCACCGAGAACGCGCGCTTGATCCGGCGCGGGTCGGCGCGCTTGAGCTGCAGCGCGGTGGTGATGCCCATCGCGCCCAGCTTCTCGGTCAACCGGCCGCCAATCCCCCAGATGTCGCCGACCGGGATCTGCCCCATCAGCTCGTCGGCCTCGGCCGCGCTCAGCCAGTCCCACGCGAACACGCCGCCCCATTCGGCGCGCTTCTTCGCCACGCGGTTTGCCAGCTTCGCCATCGTCTTGGACGTGCCGAACCCGACGCATGTCGGGATGCCGACCCGTTGCAGCACTGCTTGCCGGATGCGGTGGCCGTGGCTGTCCAGATCCGGCATGCCGTCCATGCCTAGAAAGCACTCATCTATAGAATAGATTTCTTGCTCCGTGGCGAACTCGGACAGCACGCGCATCATGCGGTGGCTCATGTCGCCGTAGAGTGCGTAGTTCGAACTGAACACGGCTACGCGGTGCCGCCGGCAGAGCCCGGCGATCTCGAAGAACGGCCCGAACATTTTCAGGCCCAACGCCTTGGCCTCCGCGCTGGCGGCGACGACACAGCCGTCGTTGTTGCTCAGCACTACAATCGGCCGGCCGGCGAGGTCGGGGCGAAACACCCGCTCGCAGGACGCATAGAAGGAGTTGCCATCCACCAGGGCGAACATCAGCGGAACCTCTTCACGCAGCCGCGCACCACGCCCCACACTTCCAGCTCCTGGCCATCGGCCAGTCGGATCGGAGGGTAGGCCGGGTTCTCGGCGATCAGCGCGCAGCGGCCGCGCACGCGGTGCAAGCGCTTGACGGTGAACTCGCCGTCGAGCACGGCGATCACGATGTCACCGTGATTTGCCGTCAGCCCTTTGTCCACTACCAGTAGATCCCCTTCATCGATGCCGGCACCGCGCATGGAGTCGCCGCGGACGCGGACGAGGAACGTCGCGGCCGGGTCGCTGATCAGATAGCCGTCTAGGCTGATGGCGTCGTCGAGGTAGTCATCAGCCGGGGAGGGGAAGCCGGCGCGCACCGGGGCGGCGGCGACGGGCAGCAGTAGGCCGCCGGCGGCTGGCCGGCTAGATGGATGTGAAATCAT